AGATCGTTGCCATTTACAACGAATAAGGGTCGCCTACGGAAGAAGGGTTAATTTTAGAGATAGATAGTATAGTAGATAGTTAATTATAACTAAACTAACCTACCCCCTGTGGTATCCCGCTGGTTTTATTGGCAAAATCCCGATACTTTACCTGTCTACTTACACAGTAAACATGTAACGTATGTGCAGTAATCGGGTATTTGTCACCCCGATTTTTTAACTAACTGCGTGTCAAGTTTAGTCACTTTACCCATAACCCACTGTTTTTACACACAAAAAACTATCTAACTCGAAACTTATACATGTAAAGTTAAACTTGACGCGCATATCTTATAGCCCCCGACTACATGGTGTATAGTTATACGTGTATATTTACCGGACACCCTGTAGCCCCCGACGTATGGGCGAGCGAAGCGAGCAGCCAATAGCACCCACGCTGAGCTGAGCCTGCTCGCTGGTGTCGAGACAAAAAACCCGCCCAGCTGTTACACTGGGCGGGCTGTGGGTTAGAGGGCGAGGGTGGTCACGAGGATCACCGCCATGATGACGACGAAGATCAGGGTCGCAAGGGCCTCGCGGATGATGCCGGTCGGCTGCGCCTCCTCTTTCTTGCGGAGGTATTTCCGCGCTGCGGCTTCGCCGAGCTTCTTCGCCGCGGCTTCGCGCCGGTTCATGATGTCGCGCAGCTCGCTGCGCTTGTAGACCTTGATAGTCATGTCACTTCTCCTGTGAGGGGGCTGGCGCTATCGCGCCAGCCGGTTGCAAGTTGAACAGTCGCAAGGTTTTTTGCGACGGCATTGTCCGATAGCGTTTGGCCGCGGAGCGAATGAGCGTGGGGTTTTCTCCGGCCCGTACCAGTTTTCTGGTATGCGCGTTTTGATGTCCCGTATCTCCTGCTCCGTGACCGCGTCACCGGGATTCCCGCCTACGCACCACGCTTTCCGCGCGGCGACGTTTTCTTGGCGTGCCAGTTCTTCCATTGTCATGCCACTTCTCCAATGGTGTAAGGTGGCCAGCCCGCAAGGGCTGGCCGTTGTGCTTAGAGCTTGAACACAGGCTTGCTCGATGCCTTGGTCTGCCGAGCGGTTTGCTCAGGAACCTTGGCGACGGACAGCTTGCCGAAGCGGTAGCCGAAGGCGAGAGTGTAGCCTTCGTCCAAAGCGCCTTTCTTGCGAGCCGCAGCGATAAACTGGGTTTCGAAAGCCGCCTTGGTGTCCTTGTAAATCTTTTCGGCTTCCCGCACCGCGTCGAGTCGCTTGGCCAGAGCCGCGCTTTCGACAGAAACTTCGATCCAGTTCAGTTCGGACGCGTTACGCTTAGTCATAGTTCTCTCCTAGAGATTGAGGTTGAAAGAGAGAGCCACCATCATCGGTTCCCGGGGGAACCTAGGTCCGGTTAACGATTTCAAAGAGCGCGGACCGGGTGGCCCGACCGAGCGGCGTGTCGTCTGCCGTTCGATGGATTCTTTATGGCATACCTGACACGGGGTCGCAAGTTAGGCTTGTTTTCCTAGGTTTTCAGGTGCGCCGCGTCACGTATCGCGGCGCGCGGCGGCGTTCGAGGGGGGAGGGGGAGGGGGGCACATGGACTGGCGAAACCGGACCGCCCCCGTATTGTAGTAAACCTCGCAAAGCACGACCCTAAAAAACCAAAGTTCACGCTTTGTTCCGCCTTGCAGAACGCCGACCCGCAAAAAATCCACCCCCAAAAAAGGAACGTGTTAACTTTGTATACCCCCTTGTCAGACCCCCCACCGCCCAGCTATCTTCGCGGTATGGATACGCTCCCGCTGAACCACACCAAATGGTCTGACCGCCTGGCCTTCGACGTTGCCCTTGCGCTGGAGGGCAGCGGGGAGACGCTCGACGAGATCAAGCAACGGCACCACATCTCGGCCAGTGAGCTGCTGGTCTTCAACAAGGACCCGGTGTTCCTCAAGTCGGTGGAGAAGTACCGCGAGGAGGTCCGGGAGAAGGGGCTGACCTTCAAGCTCAAGGCCCGGGCACAGGCCGAGGAGCTCCTGACGACGTCTTGGGCGCTGATCCACAGCGCCGATGTGTCTCCGGCGGTGAAGGCCGACCTCATCAAGAGCACGGTGAAGTGGGCCGGGCTGGAGGTGAAGACCGACGACAACGCCGGTGGTGCCACTGGTGGCGTGAAGATCAACATCAACTTCGGGAACAACACCCCGCCCATGACCCTCACGGCGGACGTGGAGGGCGATCTCATTGAGCATTCTGACGAGGTTTGACGCGACCTATGAAGGGTCCCCGGCGGTTCGCCTCCAAACGGTTCGAGAGCATGAAGACCTACGCGCGGCGCTTGAAGGCGAAGGTCACTCGTACCGGACGAAGATCGTCCCCCCACGTGGCAGAACGCACCGACGCCCAAAAGGACGCCCGAGGGAAATCGTGGTGATACTGGTGAAGGAGCACACCTGTGGCGCTTGACATCGACTACACCCCGCCGCCCACCGGCGAGCGGTTCATGAAGTCCGACGCCAAGATGCGGGTGCTCATGGGCCCCGTTGGGTCTGGCAAGTCCGTGACCTGCAGCTTCGAGATCATCCGCCGGGCGGCCATGCAGGAACCTGACGAGAACACGGGCAAGCGGCGGACGCGGGCGGCTATCGTCCGTGAGACGGCGCGACAGCTGCAGGACACGACGATCAAGACGTTCCTCGACTGGTTCCCGCCGGGGGTGTGTGGGCGATACATGCGCACCACCAAGACCTACTTCTTCGAGGTGGGGGACATCGAGTGTGAGATCATGTTCCGGGCGCTGGACGACGCGGACGACGTGGCCAACCTCAACTCGCTGGAATTGACCTTCGCGTGGTTCAACGAGTGCAGGGACATCCACCCCGAGATCGTCGACGCCATGTCCAAGCGGATTGGGCGCTTCCCCAGCTCCAAGGATGGCGGCCCGACGTGGTTCGGGATGTGGGGGGATACGAACCCGCCGACCATGGACACGTGGTGGTACTACCAGATGGAGCACCTCGACCCAAAAGACGGGGTCTCGCCCAACGACAACAAGTGGGACGTGTTCAAGCAACCGTCGGGGCGGAGCCAGCAGGCGGAGAACATCGAGAACCTGCCAGAGGGGTATTACGACACTACGGGCCGGTCGGAGGACTACATCCGGGTCTTCATCGACGGGGAGTACGGGCTCAGCAGCAACGGCCAGCCGGTCTACCAGTACTTCCGCCCGGACTATCACATGGCGTCACAGGCCCTCCGGCACGTTCAGAACGGCGTGCGGCCTGTCGTCGTGGGGATCGACTTGGGGTTGACGCCGGCGGCTGTGATCGGGCAGCAAGACCCCCGCGGGCGGGCGCTGGTGCTGGACGAGCTGGTGAGCTTCGACATGGGCATCCAACGCTTCGTCCGCACGATGCTCAAGCCCTTGCTCTACGAACGCTTTTCCGGTGCGCCGGTGCTGCTCGTGGTCGACCCGGCGGGTGTGCAGCGGGCGCAGACCGACGAGCGGTCGGCGGTGGACATCATCAAGGCTGAGGGGCTGCGGGTCATCCCGGCCAAGACCAACAAGGTCAGCGCGCGGATCAACGCCGTGGACGACCTCCTCATGCGCCAAGTGGACGGCGACCCTGCGTTCGTGATGGACCCGCGCTGCACGCGGCTCAAAGCGGCCATGATGGGGGGCTACCGGTTCGACAAGAACGGCGGGATCGATAAGAACAAGCACAGTCACGTAGCAGAGGCGCTGCAGTACCTCTGCCTGCATATATCTAGTGTCGGCGACGGAGCGGCACACATTATACAGCGCCGTGAGGTGAAACCTGTTGCGTCTGCCGGGTGGACGTAGTAAACAGACGGCATCACGGGACAACAACCTCCCTGTTGGACCTTGCTCACTCGCTTCTCCAGCCCCCATCGGACGTCACCCGATGGGGGTTTTTTCTTTGGCTTGCCGGGTAACATGCTGGTGTGTATATTCCGGGTAGAGGTACCCTATGGCTGGATTGACGATACTCCGCGTTGTCGATAACGAGACGCTTGCTCGTGAGGAGCAGGAGCGGATAGATCGTGAGCTGCAGGCGCGGCAGAGTGATCCCTTCATCCTTGGCCTGACGGCCTATCTGCGCGAGTGCTGGGACGCTGCGCGGATCGCCAAAAAACCCATCGAAGACATCATGTTGCGTGCCATGCGGCAGCGCAACGGTGAGTATGAAGCTGACAAGCTGAGCCAGATCAGGCAGCAGGGCGGCTCCGAGGTCTACATGATGGTGACCGAGGTGAAGTGCCGGGCTGCGGAGAGCTGGCTGCGGGACATCATGCTCGACCAAGGGATGCCCCCGTGGGACTTGAACCCGACGACGATCCCCGACCTGTCGCCTGACACGGACGCGGAGATCGAGCAGGCGTTTGGGGCCAAGGTCGTCGAGATGCTGCAAGCGCAGAACACGGCCCCCACGGTGGATGAGATGGCCGAGCTGCGCGAGATGGTGGCGCAGGACTTCCGGTTCCGGCTGCTGCAGGAAGCGCAGAACCGCGCGGACCGCATGAAGCACAAGATCGAGGATCAGTTCGAGCAAGGCGGCTGGGCAGAGGCGTTCAACGAGTTCATCACGGACCTCGTGACCTTCCCGGCGGCCTTCGTGAAGGGGCCGGTCGTGCGTCGGCAGCGGACGCTGGGGTACACCAAGGCACCGGATGGGACGACTATCGTCGAGGCGACAGAGCGCCTTGGGCCTGAGTATGAACGGGTCGATCCGTTCCGCATCTACCCCGAGCCGGGTATCCGGCACATCAACGACGGCTACCTGTTCGAGCATCATCACATGAGCCGGATGGAGCTGGCGGACCTGATTGGTGTGCCGGGGTATGATGACGACGCGATCCGCAAAGTGCTCGAGATCGGCAACGGTCAGTCTTGGATCAACGAGGACGTGGAGCTGGAGAAGGAGGAGCAGGAGCGCCTCTATTACGCCTACAACTCGCCCACCGAGATGTTCGACGCGCTGGAGTTCTGGGGCAAGGTCAGCGGCGAGATGCTGCGTGAATGGGGGCTCTCCGAGGAGGAGGTGCCTGACGCGGCGCGGGAGTACGACGCCAACGTATGGGTGGTGGGGAACTACGTCATCAAGGCGGTTCTAAACTACGATCCGCTGGGCGAGAAGCCCTACGCCAAGACGAGCTTCATCAAGCAGCCCGGGGCGTTCTGGGGCCGCGGCATCCCCGAGATCATCGAGGACATCCAGAACATCTGCAACGCGGCAGCGCGGTCGCTGGTCAACAACATGGCCATTGCCTCCGGCCCGCAGATCGAGGTCAACCTCGAGCGCATCCCGCCTAACGAGGACATCACCCAGCTCCACCCGTGGAAAATCTGGCAGACGATGAACGACCCGCTCGGGTCGAGCGCGCCTGCTGTGCGGTTCTCGCAGCCTGACTCGCGGGCCAACGAGCTGATGGGGGTCTACGACCGGTTCTCGCGCATGGCGGACGACCACAGCGGCATCCCGGCCTACGTCTACGGCGACCTGAACGTGCAGGGGGCTGGGCGCACGGCCTCGGGCCTGTCGATGCTGATGGGCTCCGCGGGCAAGGGTATTCGTCAGGTGGTGATGCACATCGACAACGACATCATCCACCCCATCGTCAAGCGGCAGTTCCTCTACAACATGCGCTACGACCCAGATGAGGCGATCAAGGGCGACGTGGAGGTCGTGCCGCGCGGTGCGATCAACCTCGCGGTCAAGGAGACCGTCAACGTTCGCCGGGTGGAGTTCCTCAACGCCACGGCCAATCCCATCGACATCGAGATCATGGGCCCCGACGGGCGCGCAGCGATCCTGCGCGAGGTCGCCAAAGGGCTGCAGATGCCGGTCGACGAGGTCATCCCGTCCCGCGAGAAGATGTCCTACGAACAGAAGCTCGCCGCGCAGGCCATGGCCGCGCAGGCCGCGCAGGGCGGGCAGCAACAAGGCGGTGCGCCGACACCCACCTTCCCGGGTGGTATGCCCATGGGCGGGCAGCAGGCGAACACCGTGATGAATCGTGACACTGGGGGTGCAGGATGAAGCGTCCTGACCCCAAGGCGGTCAAAGCTCTTGCGCTGACGGCACGACAGTTCCCAGAGGTCCGCGAATGGATCAGGGACTGGTACCGGCAGGAACTGGAGCAACTGCCCAGTGTTGGACAGAATGTGGCACTCGCACAGGGGCGGTGTCAGGTTCTGAAAGAACTCCATACGCTTATGGAGAAGGCCCCTGACATCGCTACAGAACCCGGCAAGGGATAGCTGTTGGCTACGCATACCGATAGGAGCGTTCAATATGGCACTACCAGCACAAGTTCGTAAGCAGTCTGAGGCAGTCAACAAACTGTACGAAGAACTCAATGCTGACACGGAACAGACGGTCGAGACGACCGAGTCTGAGCCGGAAGGCGTTGAGGGCACGTCGCAGGGCGGAGAGGCCGACAGTGCAGCGAATGGAGCGCCCAAGTCCACGAAGCCAACCGAGCAGGCTGCTGTGGACCCTGACGAGGAAGAAACCTTTGAGAAAAGGTACCGTAGCCTGCAAGGCATGTACAACGCTGAGGTCCCTCGGCTTGCCGCAGAAAAGCGGGAGCTGACCAACCGCGTACAGCAGCTCGAGCAGCTGATCGCTTCGATGAACGCCGCGCCTGCACCCCAGCAGGAACCAGCCCAGAAGCTCGTCACCGAGCAGGACTTGGAAGATTACGGCGATTCTATCGACGTCATGCGGCGCGTTTTCCGTGAGGAGATGGCGTCGAAGGATGCAGAGATCGGCGAGCTCAAGAACTTGGTTCGGCAGATGCAAGGCACGGTGGTCCCCCAAGTCCACCAGCTTTCGCAGAACTATGCCGTGTCCAATGAGCAGCGGTTTTGGGCGGACCTACAGACGGCTGTACCTGACTGGCAGGAGATCAACGGCAACAAGGAGTTCCAAGCATGGCTCCTTGAGGTTGATCCACTCACGGGTATTGCCCGCCAGACGTATCTGGACGACGCACAGCGTAACATGGATGCACGTCGGGTGGCCAATTTCTTCACGGCTTGGAAGGGCCTGACTGGTAAGACCGATGCTCGTACTTCGCGGGAACCTCAGTCCGCCTCGGAGCTTGAACGTCAGGTAGCACCCGGCAAAGGCCGGTCTGGCGGTGCCAAGCCTCAAGGCGAGGCCAAAACCTATACGTCCGAGGACATCAAGAAGTTCTTCTCTGATGTCCAGAAGGGGAAGTATAAGGGACGGGAGACTGAGCGGGACCGTATTGAGCGCGACATTTTCGCTGCACAGCGGGAAGGTCGTATCGTAACCGCATGAGCTTAGGAGACATGAGATGTCTTTTCCTGTCGCCGGTGGCCGCCCGGACTATAGCGGCAACTTCATCCCCGAAATCTGGTCGGGCAAGCTGATCGAGAATTTCTACGACGCCACCGTGCTCGCAGCAATCTCGAACACCGACTACGAAGGCGAAATCCGCAACATGGGTGACACGGTCAACATCCGTACCACCCCGGAGATCACCATTCGGGACTACGTCAAGGGCCAGACCCTGACCGTCGAGAACCCCGACAAGCCGAAGCTGCAGCTTGTCATCGACAAGGGTGAGTACTTCGCCTGCGTCGAAGACGATGTGGACAAGGTCCAGTCGGACATCAACCTGATGGACACTTGGTCGAAGGACGCTTCCGAGCGTATGAAGATCAAGATCGACCAGCGCGTGCTGACCGATCTGCTGCCTGACATCGCCGCCACCAACAAGGGCGCGACCGCAGGCGAGCAGTCGGCCTCGTTCAACCTCGGCACGACCGGCGCTCCGCTGTCCATCACCAAGGACGGCGCTGGCGGTACCACCTCGGTGGTTGACCTGATCGTCGACATGGGCACCGTCCTCGACGAGGCGAACGCTCCCGAGGGTGACCGTTATCTGGTGATCCCGGCCAAGATGGCTGGCCTCATCAAGAAGTCGGAGCTGAAGGACGCATCGCTGACTGGTGACGGCACCTCCATCGTCCGCAACGGTCGTCTGGGCATGGTTGACCGCTTCACGATCTACGTGTCGCACAACCTGAACGTCTCGTCGGGCAAGTACAGCATCATCGCTGGTCACAAGATGGGTTTCACCTTCGCATCGCAGATGACGGAGATGGAATCGCTGCGTGCCGAGTCCACCTTCGGCAACATCATCCGCGGGCTGCAGGTGTATGGCTACAAGGTTGTGAAGCCTGAAGCCATCGCTCAGGCCGTCGTCTCGTTCTAAGGAGGGCAGATAGATGACTGCTTACACTGACAGCCTCGGCTTCAACAAGGGCAACGCAGATGCGTACCTTGCGCAGGGCAACGACCAACTGACGGTTATGTCCGTCGAGCTGGACTTTGCGGACATCATTGCAGCCCGTTCGGCGGCTGGGGTTGCGGCCCTGACCACCAGCGACACGCTGCAGGTTCTGCGCATCCCCGCCGGCTCGGTGGTCCTGTCGGCTGGTTTCACCGTGACCTCGGTGGAATCGACCAACACGACCGGCACCATCGGTCTGGCAGATGGCTCTGTGACGTACGCGACCGGCATCGCTATCAACGCGACCGGTACCAGTGCGGCGAATCTGGCGAACCCCACCGTGTACAGCGCGGCGGATACGCTGGACATCTCGTTCGCCACTGCCATGCCGACTGACCTCGTGGTCAAGGCATGGGTCGTCATGGCCGACGTGAGCTAATGGTAGGGGCTTCGGCCCCTACCTCCATCCAAGGAGGAACTCATGTCTGTCTACAAAGGTACGACCTACTCGAACCTGACGGCGATCAATGCGACTGTTGATTCGCTGACCGCGACTGGGACGATCACCGGTAGCCTCGACGCCACCGGCGGTTATCTGCAAATCCCGACGGCAGCCGCGACCGCGATTGCCGACATCGGAGACGCCATCAACACGGCCAACAAGGCCGCTGGCTCTGTGGTGTTCGACGTGACCAACAGCAAGCTGAAGATCGCAACCGGCGCAGATGCCGATTCGACTTGGGTCGATGCTGACGGTACCAACGCGGTGACGCCGTCCTAATAGGCGGGCCCTTCGGGGCCCGTCTCACCATCTGAGAGGACACACTTATGCCCGGCACTCGCATCAAGGACCTTATGGCTCTCTCTGGCGCAAGCAGCGCCAACAACGATGATCTCGTGATCTTCGACGCTGATGCCGATGAGACCAAACGTATTTCGCGCTCGCAACTCGCATTGGGTATGGCGGGCGACCTTGGCGGGGCAAACGGATCGTTCACTACCACAGACGGAAAAACCGTGACCGTGGTTGGCGGCCTTATCACGAGCATAGTTTAAGGAACAACCACCATGGCCACGAACTTCACAGGCTCTCAGATCAAAGACACCTACGACCAAATCCTGCACGTGGATGGTGGACCTGAAGCTACCGAAAAGGTGGTCTACAGCGGCGTGGGCGTGGCGACGGCGGTCAAAATCGGGACCGGTTCCGCCTCGGTGGATAACGTCCGCCTCGACGGCAACACAATCAGCACGCTCGATACCAACGGCAACCTCGTCCTCAGCCCCAACGGGACTGGCTCGGTCAGCATGACCAAGGCCGCCATCACTGGCGGCACCATCACGGGGATCACCGACCTCGCCGTCGCTGACGGCGGCACGGGCGCGTCAGACGCCGCTGGGGCACGGACCAACCTCGGGCTGGGTACCGTCGCCACGCAAGACGCCAACAACATCAGCATCACCGGTGGGTCGATCTCGGGCGTCTCGTTCTCCGGCACCTTCACCGGCATCACGGCGATCACCTCCACCTCATTCTTCACGGGCAACGCTACCACTGGCCTGACCCTGACCGACAACGATCTGCTGGCCGACGGCACTGACACCGACATCGACATCGACCTGATCCCCAAGGGGACGGGCGAGGTGAACATCTCCAAGGTGGACATCGACGGCGGTGCTATCGACGGGACGGTGATCGGCGGCGCGACACCTGCGGCTGGTACTTTCACAGACGCATTGGCCACGGATAACGTGGGCTACACCACGGGCAACGGCGGCACCGTCACACAGACCACCAGCCGGACGACTGGGGTCACGCTCAACGCTCCTTCCGGGCAGATCACGCTGGTTGCCGGCACGATCTCTGGTCTGTCCTCGCAGGAGTTCACGCTGACCAACAGCTACATCGCCGCGACGGATGTGGTTCTCGTCAGCTTCGGGTCCGGCCTGACAGCGACGACATACGATGTTACCGTCACGGAGACGTCAGCCGGCTCGTGCAAAATCTCGGTCCACAACGTCAACAACTCGGCCACCCCGAGCGACACGCCGGTCATCAACTTCGTGGTCTTCAAGGGAGTGAACAGCTAATGGCCTCTCGCGTCGACAAATCGAAGATGAAGTGCAACTCACCGAAGCGCACTCCGAACCACCCCAAGAAATCGCACGTCGTCAAGGCGTGCTCGGGCGGCAAAGAGAAAATCATCCGGTTTGGCGAGCAGGGTGCGAAGACGGCGGGCAAGCCCAAGAAAGGTGAATCGGAGGCCATGAAGAAGAAGCGGGCCAGCTTCAAAGCGCGGCACTCGAAGAACATCAAGAAGGGCAAGATGTCGGCGGCGTACTGGGCAGACCGCGAAAAATGGTGAGTTATCAAGGGGTTACACATGGCTGAGAAAAAAGGCAGTCCCAAACCTACGAACCCGTCGCTCTGGTCTCGCGTGAAGGCTGAGGCCAAGAAGAAGTTCGACGTGTACCCGAGCGCCTACGCCAATGCGTGGGCGTCGAAGGAGTACAAGAAGCGTGGCGGCGGCTGGCGCGGCCCTGACAACAGGGTGAAGAAGCGTGGCTAAGGGTGGGCTCGGCAAATGGTTCGGGGAGAAGTGGGTCGATGTGAAGACCGGCAAACCCTGTGGCCGGTCTGGGTCTGAGAAGAAGTCCCGCGCATACCCGGCCTGCCGCCCCAAGGCCGCGGCGAAGAAGATGACCGCAAGCGAGAAGCGGTCTATGGCAGCGAAGAAGACCGGCCCGGCCCGCAAGTCGTGGCCGGTCAAACCATCTGGGAAACGGAGATCGAAATGACAACGATGTATCTGCGGAACAAGAAGGACGGTTTCATCTACGGCTGGAACGAAATCCTTGCCATGAACCCGCTGTGCGAGCCCGTCACCGAGGAGGAAGCGTTTCCCGAGCGGTTCGTGAAGCCGGCGCAGGTGGAGACCGTTAAGAAGACCCGGGCGCGGCGCAAGACCAAGGCGCTCGATCTGTCCACGGATGACATTCCGGACGAACCGAAGTATGTTGCCCCCGAGATCGAGGCCGATGCGTCGAAGGATTTGCCTGAATGACACCCACTGAAGTCATATCCGAGGCCCGCAGGCTTATCAACGACAACCGCTCGCCGCAGCGGTACTCGGATGCTGACATGCTGGGGTTCGTCAACCAGACGCTGAAGCGTGCAGCGATGTACCGTCCCGATCTGTTCCTGCAGATCGGAGACATCAGCACAGCTGCCGACACGACCGTGCAGACCATGCCCGCCGACTCGATCCGCTTGGTGGAAATTTTCGGCGTCAAGGACGGCGGCACCGTCACGGAGGTAGATCGGGAGGTCTTCGACCAGACGTACCCCGGGTGGCGCTCAGAGGCGTCCGGGACCCCCGTGAACTTCATGCGGCATGTCCGCAACCCCAACGTCTATTTCCTCTACCCTCGGCCCGTGTCAGGCGTTATACTGCTCGCAGAATACGCCAAGGTGCCGACGGATTACGCCCTCAACGATCCAATCGCTGCTCCGATTGATGCGTACTTCCCGACAATCGTGGATGGCACAGTCTATCTGGCCGAATCCGTGGACGACGAGCATGTGAACTCTGGGCGTGCCAAGCTGTTCCTCGATTCGTTCACCCAAGGTCTGGGTGTCTCGCTGCAGTCCCGCGAGATCACGGACAGCGAAGAAGCAGGGCTTGACCCGAGGAGAATTGGCTGATGGCGACGCGCACGTTCGCATCACTGGTCCCGAGGCTGAACCCCAGTGTGCCGGGTTGCCCCCAGTACACGATGATCCAGTACATCCGCGATGCGGCGATCCGCGTGTGCGAGCGCACGCTCGCTTGGCGCTATGTGCAGCCCACGTTCCCGCTCCTGCCCGGCGTGCATGAGTATCTCTACGATAAGCCTGCGGGTACTGAGGTCCACGTCCTGTTCGACGCGATGGTCAACGACCGCCCGCTGGCGAAGCTGCCACTGGAGCAGGCCCTGTTCCAATACCCCGAGTGGGCCGATCTGTACAGCGGGGAGGACCCCTCCACTGTGTGGAGCCTGACGCCGTCGGGGTCGTACAACAGCTTTGAGTACAACGAGGGCCTGTTCAACGAGGACCCTGCGTTCGTCCTGCCCGAGGCTGTGGTGGCCAAGGCGTCCGAGCCGCGTTCGATCACGCAGCTGACGCCCGACAAGTACATCGTCCTGCCGCTGCCGGATGACGAGAAGACCTACACCACTCGGATGTTCTATGCCCTGAAGCCGTCGCGCGATGCCGAGGGCATGGACGAGGTCATCTTCAACGCGCTCGAGGAGGCCATCCTGCACAGCGCCCTGCAGTACCTGCTGGTGCTGCCGAACGTCGCTTGGTCCGACCGCGAGCTGGCGTCTTACCACGCCAAGCAGTTCCTCCGCGAGATGGTGGAGCGCCGGGCGCGGGCCAACCTTGGAAACATGCGGGGCGTCATGCGTGCCACCGCCCCGAAATTCGCGTGAGGTAGCCGATGGTCCTGAAGATCACGAACAACGCCACGACCATAGTTCCGCTGGCTATCCAGAGCACCGATACCTCCCTGACCGTTGCCACTGGCACCGGCTCCTTGTTCCCGGTCCTTGGGGCCGGGGACTTCTTTTACGCTACGCTGAGCAGCACCGCTGGTGGTATGGAGATCATCAAGGTCACTGCTCGCGCCGATGATGTGATGACTATCGAGAGGGCGCAGGAAGGCACGCTGGCCATCCCCTTCGCGGCGAACAGCCGGTTGGAGATCAGGGTCACAGCGGCCAACCTGCAGAACTACGTCGACAGTCTGGACTTCTTGCTGCTGTGAGGGACGATGCCGGTCATTCTGAAGAACAACGTCGATAGTGTCCTAGCTCAGGCGATCAATGCGTCTGAGACGGCTATGGTCGTTGCGACCGGCGAAGGGACTAAGTTCCCCGCACTGGCGGCTGGTGAGTACTTCTACGCCACGCTGGTGAGCGCACAGGGCACGCGCGAGATCGTCAAGGTCACGGGCAAGAGCGGCGACACGCTGGCCATCCAGCGTGGACAAGAGGGCACGACGGCTAACGGGTTCAGCACGGGCAGCCGCGTCGAGATGCGGGTCACAGCAGCCTCCATCACAGACCTCGTGGATGAGCACGACCAAGCCTCGGAGATCAGCATCGCTGACGCCGGTGGGTACTACACCTCAGACAATGTCGAGGGTGCGCTGCAGGAGGCTGCAGTTTACAACCAAGGCGGCTCTGGCGCTGTCACCCGCACCGTCCGGTCCCGCCTGCGCGACTTCGTGTCCGTAAAGGATTTTGGAGCTGTAGGCGACGGCGTGACGGATGATACTGCGGCTATCAATGCTGCCATCAGTTATGTGCTGACAACACCGACATCAGAATTTCGTGGACGCACAGTATATTTTCCAGCTGGCCTCTATGCAGTAACAGAGATTGATCTGTCCAATACTGTCGCGAATTTCAACCGCTCCATCCGCTTGCTCGGAGAGGGGCGCTATGCGTCACGGATCATTCCGTTCGCCCCGGGCTATGTTATGCTCAACATGCTTGGTCGCAACGTAGCGCAGATCGAAAGTCTGCATTTTGACAGTGACCCAGCCACATCTGGAAACTCAAACATCCCGCAGTGTGCCATATTCATGGCCCGTTCGACCACGTCTGGGAACTGCAACAACAACAAGTTCCGCGACGTATGGATTACAGGCAACTACTCTGTTGCTTCTGTGACGTGCAACGGTTCCGAGAGCAGCACTTGGTTTGGCGGGCGCATCGAGAACAATTACGCCCCTGCCAATCATCGCTGCTTGTGGACTGGTTCGGGGACCGCCATTGGCGGCTTGCAAGGCGTCACTGTTGTGAATGGCGGCACAGTCTCGAATACGAACAACCCGAACACCGACAACAGAATGTTCGGTGTAGAGTTCTACGCGCCGTTTAACAACGCCACAATGATTAGGCTTTCTACTTCTTTTGGGTGGCTGTTTGATGGATGCACTTTAGTTCTCGGTAACACGAACAATTCCAAGTTCGTCCTTTATGACACCCCGACAGGGGGTAGAATTAACGGACCGGCCCAATGGATAGGCTGTCATTTTGAAGGGTTTGGTTCGAACAACGTGGTTCACTATTTTGACATCCCGTCTGCCGGTGAGACAACAATGGATAGCTTTCAATCCTACGCTGGGACTATTGTTGTAAATGATGGGACAGCATGGGTCGATTTTGATAGAACAGACATAAATAAAAAATTGACGCTTTTTGGTAGTTCTCTGCAAAGAACAAACTTACCACCGGGCGTTTCAACGCTTCCGGCTTATGTCAATACTTTGAACCGTAGCGTGTTCGAACAGCAAAAGTCGAACTTAACAGTATTTGACTTTTTGCTTCGTTCTGAGGTCATTGTTGATACGCTCAATGGCAATGATACAGCCGCTCTCGCCTATCCATATGAAATTCTTTTGGACGCCCTTCCAACTTCTGGGCAGTGGATGAAGGGCACGACCATTACGAAAACAAACCCTGTGGTCGGACAGCCTGTTGGGTGGAAGGTGACGGTCTCTGGCACCGCTGGGACATTGAACGGTGGCGCAACCACGGTTGCTGCTGACGCCGTAGCCACACATATCGTGCAGCTTAGTTCCGCAACTGACCTGTTTGTCGGGTGCAAGCTATCTATCGGTGGAACGATAAGATATGTTCGGTCGATCAGCGGAACAACTGTGTATTTGAACAGCACAGTCACCGCTTTGACGGGGTCTGCCGTTGCATTCTCTGCGCCGACCTTCGTTGCGCTGCCTAATCTGTGAGGACTAGATCATGACTATCAAAAGTAATGGCGGAGTGTTTGGTCGCAACCCATCGTTTAACGATGTCGAAGCGAACAGCTTGGATGTGAGTGGACCAACAACGACTGGCTCTCCTTTGAGTGTTGAAACCACTGGTGTGCCCTTCATCTCGATGCTTCGTAAATTTACGCCTTCAGCACCAGCTTTTGGTCTTGGGGTCTTAGACTTCAAGTCGTATTCAACTGGGACCACAGAGGTCGCCGGCGCTAGGGTTGTGCCTCGCTCTGAAGGGGCTTGGTCTGGAAGTTCCGCTCCAACAAGCCTCGTGATCCAAACGGTCAACTTTGGAAGCACATCGCTTAGCGACAAAGTAACAATAAAAGCCGCCGGTGATGTTCAGCTTAATGCTGGCAACCTTGTCGTCGCCAACGGCAAAGGCATCGACTTCTCTGCCACCTCTGGCACTGGCACAAGCGAACTGTTCGATGACTATGAAGAGGGGACATTCACGCCAACGGACATATCAGGCGCAAGTCTCTCTTTGACTGTTTATCAGGCTTACTACACCAAAATTGGTCGGGTTGTTTATGCTTACCTTGACGTGGCATATCAATCAACAGCAGATGCAAACACGATGCTGCTGTCCCTTCCTTTTGCTCCTACTTCGGACGGCGGTGGTTCTATTGGTTATCAAAACATTGCATCCGCTACCCAGATTTTCGTTAATGTGTCAGACAGTCTGAATGGAGTTCGCATCGTGGATAACAGCGGAAACACACTTGCAAACTCTGCGCTTTCAGGGAAACGAGTGCAGATCATGTGTCAGTATAACTCATAAGGAAATGAATCATGGCCCTTACAAAAGTAAACTTTCGCATGATTGACGGGTCTGTGGCAAACGTCAGGGACTTTGGCGCTGATCCGACTGGGGTAAGTGATAGTGCTGCGGCGTTTCAAGCTGCGCTAGATGCAAGCAATGATGTGTTCATCCCAGCCGGAACTTACAAAGTTCTGTCGCAGATCAACTTGAATACAAACACCTACCTGTTTGGCGAAGGCGTATCGTCTACGATCCAGTGCGATACCGCAGACATTAACATCCTATCGGCTGTATCAAAAACGGATGTAATGATCGCAAATTTGAAAATCACAGGCGTCGAAAGCACGACAAATGGCAACGCCATTTACTTTAGTGGGTGCAGGGATTGTGTTGTTGACCATATAGAGGTGACTGGCGTTTCTGGAGCCGGCGTTCTTGCAACAGCAGGGTCAGTCAGAATTCGTGTGAGCAACTCAAGATTTGACGCATTTACTGGAACCATCCAAGATAGTGCTGGCATTTCTTTTTACCTAAACGCAAACAACTGCATTGCAGAAAATAACATTTGCACGAATGCAACGTGGCATGGAATTAGGTGTCAGCTTGATAGTTTGAACCACATCATTAAAAACAATTATGTCGAAGGGGCTTTGGCTTATGGCATTTTGGCTGGATACGAAAATGTTGACGCAATCAGCCAAGGCGTTGTTGACGGGAATATAATCAAAGACATTGAAGGCTCTGTTTTGATTTCCGGTGACAGACGTGCTGGTGCTGGCATTTATAGCCAAAGTGTTTATGGCTTAAAAATTGTCAACAACACTTTAGCTCGATGCAACAAGCAAACAGTTACAGAGGTTTTGGTACCAGCTGCTATTGGTGTTAGTGGTCGTGTAACCGTTTCCAACAACTTCATCTATGACACGTCGTGGTATGGTATTGGTATTTTTTCTGAAGATGAGGCGAGTATCGTATCGAACAACATCATCAAAAACTCTGCAAAGACAGCCATTTATTTGAAGAACGGATTGAATGGCATTGTTGATGGTAATTTCATATCTTTTGCCACACCGCAGCGTGGTATTCTTGCCGTTCATCAAACTGGCGTTTATCGTTTTGTAAACATCTCGAACAACACTGTTGTCAACGGTAGTGATGCCATTGCTATTATCAATGGTGCTCACTTCACCATAGCAAACAATGTGGTTGATGATGCAACAGGTCGAGGTATTGACATTCAGAACAGCCCAGACGGGGCTGTAATTGGAAACATGGTGAAGAATACAACGGGAGATGCGTTCAGGGTTGCAACTGGAAGCAATATCCAAGTGACTGGTAATACGTTCATGTCGGTAGGAACGTATTCAATTACAACGTCAGGAACTTTGTCTGATGTTCATATCAATGAGAACATTCAATCTCCTTATGTCGTAGCAATCAGTGACGGTTCCTATGTCAGTTTTCGAGACGATAACGTCCCAACTTCTGGGGAATGGAGCAGAGGTTCTCGTGTTTATGACAACACACCATCGGCAGGTGGAACTATTGGATGGGTATGCACATCAAGTGGTTCCCCCGGAACGTGGAAAACATTTGGTGCAATCACAGCTTAATGCGCTTTGAGCGTGGACAGGTCCAACAGGACGATAAAAGGAGGCCATCATGGCACTGGAGAAGAAAACGATTAACGACAAGATCGAGGTTCTGCAACTGGCAGCGGGCTATCCCTGCGTGCAGGTCCGCACGGCCACGATCATCGCAGAGGATGGCGTGGAGATCAGTCGCACCTTCCACCGCCATGTGCTGACGCCTGACGCTGATCTGAGCGCAGAGGATGCGGACGTGGCGGCCATTGCCAGCGCCGTGTTCACCGACGAAGCCAAGGCGGCCTACGTCGCAGCGCAGGAGGCAAGCGAATGACCACCATCGCATCGGCGAGCATCACCGCCCAGAACACCTTCACCGACGCCGTACGGCTGGAGGGGTACTTCAACCTGTCCATCTCTGGCACGTGGGCGGCGACCGTCACGGTCCAACGCAGCATCGACAACGCGACATGGGTAGATGCGGACACCTTCACCGCCAATTCCGAGGAGGTTGGTTTCGAGCCTGAGCTCATGTGGTACCGCGTTGGGGTAAAGACAGGGGACTTCACTTCTGGTACCGTCGTCCTGCGCCTCGGGCGCGAAGATAAGGACCGCCACTAACCATGCCTGTGCTTCTGAGGAATAACGTATCTGCTACGCTCGCTGCAGCTTTGTCAGCGACGGATACCGGCATTGCGTTGTCCTCGGGGCAGGGCAGCCTGTTCCCCAGTCTGAGCGCAGGGGAATACTTCTACGCCACGCTCTCCGGCCCGACCACTGGGCCGGAGATTATCAAGGTCACAAACCGCGTGGGGGATACCCTCACCGTGACCCGCGCCCAAGAAGGAACTGTCGGGCAGCATTTCCCCGCCGGCGGGCGCATCGAGATCAGGGTCACAGCAGCCTCGGTTGAGGACAGAATTTCAAATCTGGACTTCACGGTGGACAGCTTCACTGGCACCGGGTCGCAGGTCAATTTTACACTTTCTACGACGCCAATCTCCAAGAACCACACATTGGTCTTCATCGACGGCGTGTATCAGGGCAAGGCTGGGTACTCTGTATCCGGCACGACGCTCACTTTTTCTGAAGCACCGCCGCTTAACAGCGCGGTTGAATGCAACACGATGGAGTTGTGAGGACGACGATGGAAGCGGGGATGGTCTGGAACGGCATACTCACATTCGCATTTGGCCTGCTGGGCTGGGTGCTCAGGAACTATGTCGAGGAGCTAAAGCGGGTCACGATCCTGCTGAACCGCACGCGCGAGGAGATCGCCAAGGAGTATGTCACCAAAGGCGAGGTCCACGCCGACATCAACCGAGTGATGAGCCGACTGGAAGCCCTCGACGCCAAGCTGGACCGCCTGCTGGAAAGCCGGGCGAACAAGGGAGGTACGTGATGCAGGTCCCTGCGCACAAGACGAAGATCATGATCCACTGCCTCGCCACGCCGCCTAGCTGGGGCAAGCACAAGTCTGCCGAGCAGATGGTGGCTGAGGTCCGTCTGTGGCACACGCGGGACCGAGGCTGGAGCGACATCGCCTATGCCGAGATCGGGGACTACGGCGGCCACGGTGCGCCGGGCCGCGACCTGAACAACGACGGCAACACTTTCGACGACACCGGGGCCGGGGCGCGGGGCCACAACAGGGATACGATCCACCTCGCTCTCGCCGGTGGCCGCTGGCCTGACGGACGCTGGGGTGAGCGCACCGACGCCTTCGAGGACCACTTCACCCCGGAGCAGGACCGCTGGCTGCGTGAGACCATCGCCAAGATCAATCGCGCCGCGGGCCGCGAGCTACAGGTTCTGGGTCACAACGAGGTCGACCCCAACAAGGGCTGCCCGGCATTCGACGTGCAGAAGTGGTTGAAGGGTGTGCCTGCCGCGCCAGTCACAAAGCCGGTTGTGACTAAGAACCCGCTCGTCGCTATTCTCAACGCAATCCTCAAGACCCTTGGGCTCAACAGAGGCGGCCCAGCATGATCGCGCCAGTCATCCGCATCATCCTCCGGTACGGCGTCGGTGCCGTGGTCGGCATGGAAATCGGGGGTATGTTGGCAGGCGACCCCGACGTTGTGATGCTGCTCGCCGCGGGCGTCGGCGCAGCCACCGAGGCAGTCTACGTCTTTGCCAAGAAGAAGGGGTGGACCACATGATCGACCTGCTTACAGCCATCGGCGCAGCACTGGCCAGCGGGCTCGTGATGTACTTCTTCGGCTACCGGAAGGCCGACAAGGCCCGCACGCAGCAGGAGCTCAAGCGGAGGCTGGAGAACACGAAGCAAGCGCAGGAGGTGCGCGATGAGGTTGAGAGCTTGGATGATATTGATCTCGCTACCCGCGCTCGCCGCTGGGTGCGTGGTGACGACTGAGTGCGATTGGACGCGCTCCATGCCCTTTGGCAGCCAACAAACGGTTGACTGGCTGCTGGAGAACGACCGCCAGCTACTGATGGACGTCGTGGTCCACAACGAAGCCAGAGAAAGGATTTGCAGATGATGAACAAGAAGAAACCGATGAGCTACAAGAAGGGCGGCATGGTGTTCAAGCCGTGCGCCTCATGCCCCAGCCCGGCCAAGTGCCGCAAAGCGGGTAAGTGCGCGAAGAAAGAAGCTGCGAAGAAAAAGAAGTAGGGTATGGCCGGGATCAAACTCCAGAAGTTTCTAGGGAAAGCTCCGCGCGTTGCGCCGGAGCTCCTTCCCGATATGGCGGCGCAGACGGCGACGAACGTCAAGCTGTACTCTGGAGATTTGATCCCCTACCCCCAGCCCGTTGTCGTGGGGAACCACGGGCTGTCTGGCGTAGCACCGGTGACGCTGCACGCCCTCTACGACCCGGCGGGCGATCCCGTCTGGCTTGTGTGGGACAGCGACGTGGACATCGCCACGCCCTCCGGAACTGACAACGCCGAGGAGCAGCGGTTCTATTACACCGGCGACGGCGCACCCAAGGTATCGACCTACGCGCTGGCCACGACCGGGGCAGCACCCTACCCCGTGGACTACTACGACCTCGGGCTGCCGCTTCCGACGCAGACCCCGACGGCAACCGAGACAGCCTTCACCACCAAGACGACGGCGACCTACGAGCGCGATGCTGGTGGCCTCGTGACCATGACGACCTCTGCGCCGCACGGCCTCAAGTCGGGTGCGTTTGTCACCATCAGCGGGTTCACCAACCGGTCAGGGACCTACAGCCAGTCTGGTACGACCATCACGGTGACGATCACGGGCCACGGGTTGGCCATCGGCTCGCGTGTTCTGCTGCGGTTTACCTCCGGCACGGCGACCGCCAACATCTTTACGGTCACGGCCACGCCATCAGCGAATACGTTTGAGGTCACGGCTGATGCGTCTGCAACGACCAGCGGTAACGTGGACTGGGACATTACCAACCTGAACGCCACGTCCATCGAGGTCACGGTCATCGACTCGACGACCTTCACCTACACCAGCCCGGGTTTCCAAGTCTCGACCATCTCGAGCAGCGACGGGCGTGTCGACCTTGCCGGCGCTACACAGGCCCGCAGCTACCTCTACACGTGGTTTACCCCGTGGGAGGAGGAGTCCATCGGCTCCGAGCCGTCGAACGAGCTGTTCATCAAGGAAGGTCAGCTCGTCACGGTCAGCAACCTGCCGACGGCCAAGCCTGCGGGCAAGAACCAAGTCCAAGGCATCCGCCTGTATCGCACGCTCTCGACTGTGGCGGACACCGAGTATCTGCGCCTCGCTACGCTGTGGTTCCCTGTGACCGTGGACACTGTGGTGGGCACGACGGTCACGACTGTGCAGCCCCACAACCTTGCGGTCGGCAACTACTTCAAGATCAGCACCGGCGTGGCCGGCGGCGAAGTCACGGATGTGGCTGACGACTACACCTTCACCTACACCGGCGGTACCGGCTCCGGCGGCGCGGGCGGCACGCTTTACCACGACGTCTCGGAGAACCCCGGGACGACCACGCCTCGGTACTGGGGCGATGGCTCCTACGATTTCACCGACGATTTCAACGTGGCCAGCCTGCTCAACGCGCTGGTGACGGACGACTACGACCCGCCGCCGGAGGGCCTCAAGGGCCTGACGCTGTACAATAACAACATCCTCGTGGGATTCGTCGGCAACGAGCTCTACTTCTCCGAACCGGGCCGGTACCACGCATGGCCGCGTGCGTATAAGCGGGAGATTCCGTTCAACATCGTGGGGCTCGCGGTGTTCTCGGGATACCTGCTGGTTGCCACAGACAACTACCCCTACCTCGTCGCTGGTAACGACCCGTCGATCCTCAGCCTGACGCGGGTCGATGCGCGGTACCCATGCCTGAACAAGCGCAGCATCGCCAACATGGGCTTTGGTGTGATGTACGCCACCCATGACGGGCTGGCGCTCTACTCGACCACGACCGGTCCGCAGCTTGCAACCCGCCTGCTGTACAACAGCGACACGTGGAATGAAGACCTCGACCCGAGCACGCTCATCGCCACGGCGTATAAGGACACGTACCTCGCATGGCATTCTGCGGGCGGCATCAGCTTCGAGCGCGAAGACCGCGTCGGCGGTTTTTTCGTCGATCTCACAACCGCTGACCAGCCCGAGGCCACGTGGTATGATCCGCTCACCAACAAGCTGTACTACGCCACCGGCACCAATGGCGACGTGTATCTGTGGGATGATCTGACCCAGCCCGCCCAGCCGTTCGAGTGGAAGTCCAAGATCATCGTGACCCCCAACCCGATCAATATCGGCGCGGCGCAGGTCGATGCTGACTACGCCGCCACCTCCCCGGTCTGGGACACGGTGACCGATACGTGGGGTACGTCTACTGTACAGTGGGACAACGACGGTGGGATCACGTTCAAGCTGTGGGTCGACGGCGAACTGGTCTCTACGCAACAGCTTGACAATCGTAACGTGTTTCGTTTGCCCCGCGGTTACCGTTCGGATACATTCGAGGTAGGCGTTGAGGGCTCTGTGCGGCTGAGAACCATCCGGATTGCCGAGACGCCGACAGGGCTGAGAGAGGTTTAATGGCACTGCGAAGCAGATATACAGCGGTCCCCGCAGTCCCCCTCACAGGTGTTGAGGAGTGGCAGGCGCAGCTTCTGAACGCGCTCAAAGAGAACGTCGAGCTGTTGACCGGCACCCGTGGTGAACCTGATCTGGCCAGCGTTGCGATCAACCGCGCGCGCCTGACTGTGGCTGTCCCGCCCGAACAGAGTATGCGGCAGGTCAGTGCGAGCGGCAGTGGCGTCACCATCAGTGGGGCAGCCGTGCCAGTCCTCGATGATTACACCCAGCTTCTCACCGATGTGCAGAGGCTTGCCAACGACGTAGCCAACCTGCGGGCGACCGTGGAAGTGCTCATCACACAACTGAAGGGGTAACCATGGCTCGTGCTCCCATGACCAACCAGCGCAACGCACAGGCTCAGCCCGCCCGGCGCGCGGCACCGCCGACTGCTCTCCCGCCTATTCTGCAGGGCCTCATGGCGGCCCCGCCGCAGCCTCCTGTCATGGCCCCGGGCCGTGGCCTCGCCGGCGGTGCGCCGTCGCTTGCAGCGTCCACTGCGCCGCAAGCGGGTTTCGGGCAAGTTCCGTCCTACCAGATGGGCGGTGCCATTGGCCCGGGCGGGCAGCCCATGCGCCCCGCTGGTGTGCAGCAACAGATGAACCCGCAAGAACCGCTCTCGCCACAGATGATCGAGATGCAAATCCAAGACCTCGCCACGCGCAACCCGCAGGTGTTGGCGCAGATCAAGCAAGCGATCAACGAAGCCATGATGACGGGCGAGTTGACCCAACAAGAGCTGAACACGATGGTTCAGCTGGCGACGACGGTCCTGCGCAACCCGGCGCTTTACCCGCAAATCCGTCAGTTCGCCATCCAGCAGGGCCTCGCCACCGAACAGGACCTGTCGCCGCAGTACGATCAGGGCCTCATCATCGCCATCCTCATCGCCGCTCGAGCGGCTCAGGCCGACGTCGGCGGGCAGAACATGATGGCCGGTGGTACCCCCGCCATGGCAGGCGCAGCTCCGATCCAGTCGATGAAAGACGGCGGGCGCGTGCAGGGCGAAGCCAGCGAGCCCGTGATGATCGAAGCCCATACTGGTGAGTACGTGATCCCCAAGCATGTTGTGGATATGAAGGGCCGCGAGTTCTTCGACCGGATGCTGGAGCAGTATGCAGAAAAGGCCAGCGATGACTGATCTGACTGTAGAGATGCTGACCCCTGAACAAGTCGAGGCGGAGTGGTCCGCACTCGAGCCTATGTTCGCAGTATCTTGCAAGAGCAACGAGTTGAGCGAAGTCGACGTAACTCCAGAGGACATCCGGTCCGCGGCGCTGAACGGGCTGTGCGTCATCTTCTGCTTCCGCAAGGCGGGCAAGGCGTCGATGGTGCTGGCCCTACAGTTCACAGATACAAACGGGCACAAGGGCGCAGAGATCATGGCCATGGGTGGCCGGCACCTTATGAGCTTCAAGGACAGGTACTGGAACCTGATCCTCGATTGGCTGAAGGCCAATGGTTGTGAGTTCCTCGATGCGTATGCCAATGAACGGTTGGCGAAGATATACATGAGCAAGTTCGGGTTCGATAAATCCTGCTCGCTCGTCCGGATGAACTTGTAGGAGGCCGCGATGGCAAAAGGTGTCAAGAAAGTTCTGGGGGTAGTGGCAGCCATCGCTATCCCGTTTGTCGCCCCGGTTGTCGCCGGAGCTATTGGTATCTCGAGCACACTCGGGACTGCCGTAGTCGGGGCGGGCCTCGGCGCGGCCAACGCCGCCATCACTGGTGGCGATCCGCTGCTCGGGGCTGTGACCGGGGGCCTAGGCACCTTTGCCGCAGGTGGAGGGTTCCAGAACATGTTCGGTGGGTCTCAGCCCCTCGTCGCAGGTCAGCAGGCTGTAGGCGGCGGTCTCTTTGGCGGGCCGGGCATGACCACAGGCACACCACTGGCACAGCAGGCGGGTTATACTGCAGGCGGAGCGCAGAGCCTCTTGCCACCGGCAGCCACGGCGACCGGTACAGGCGCGGGTCTTGCAGGCGCAGGCGCTGGATTCTTGGAGGCGGGCGCGCAGGCGGGCGCGCAGACGGCCCTCCAGTCTGGTATCTCTGCCCTGTCCGACCCATCGACGCTGGCGCGGATCACGCTGCTCGCCGCATCTGGTAATGTGACCGGCCTGTCGGCTGCGGAAGAAGAACTTGTGAACCTGCGTAAGCAGGAGCTCCAACAGATCGCCGCGACCAACCAAGAGCTGTTCGACCAGCAGGTCTCTGCCGCGCGGAACTTCATGCAGATGGCTGCGCAGAACGCACCGAACCCGCAGCAGGCGTTTGCCGAGACCAAGATCGCCACCGAGCGGCAGCTTGCCGAGCAGACTCGTGGCCTCGGCGCGAGCGAAGCAGCAGCGGCGCAGCGTCGGGCAGCCATCCGTGGCACGCAGACGGGGGCAACGGCAGCCGCGGCGGAGGAAGCCCGTGGCCGGGGGACTCAGACCCAGCTCATGCAGGCTGGTATCGGGGCGCTTCCAACGTCTGCGCCGGAAGGCTATGCGGGCTTGGCACTGCCCATGTATGAAGACCTCGCCGACCGTGCGCGGCAAGCGCGCAGCGATCTGGTCTACGGCGTAACCCGCGCAGCACCGAACCTGTTCGGCGGCATCGCGTAAAGGAGAGAACCATGGCGTTGACTGTAGCGAATGTCGGGCGGGGCAATTACGTCCTTGGCGGTCTCGGTCGTCGCCAAGGTCCGAGCGCAGCGGAGGCCATGGACCTCGCCCAGCGTGAAGAACAGCGGTTCCGCGATGCACAGCGGCAGGCTCGTGAAATCGAGCAAGCAATGCAGCTGCGCGCGTCGGAGGAATCCCGGCGGCAGCAGCAGTTTCAGATGGGGCTTGAGGATCGCGCCGCCGCCCAAGCCCGCGCCGCGCAAGCAGCAGCGCAAGCTGAGACCCGGCGGCGGCTACTGGCTCAGTACGGAGGGGCGCTTGCTGGCGGCGCACCCGGGCTTGTGACTGGCGCACCCGGTGTTTCTCGGCCTGAGCCTGCACCCACATCTCCCGGCCTTACGCTTCCGGTCGGAAGGCCAACAGCACCGCCTGCGCCCGGCGGGACTGTCACCGGCGGTGCGGGGACCGCTGCTCTCCAAGGGGGTGGCGGCGCGGATACTCTTTCCGACGCTGGTGTTCGGCCTCGCGCGACCCGGGCGCGGTCGCCTGCTGCGACCGCTGGTGCAGGTATCCCCTTGAGCGCGCAGCCCGGTGTGCTTTCGCCGCCTACCCGCACTACATACTACGGCGTTGATTTCGACATCTATCCGGATGGGCGGATCATAAATCTTGCCACCAACACCGAAGTTCCCGCCACCCCTGAGTTCGCTGATCTGCGCTCCGCAGTGGAGGCAATGGCGTCTGGCGACCCACTCCAGATGATGATCCCGCGTAGCGTCCGCCCAGAGACTGGGCAAGAGCTCCCCGCTGGTGTTGAGGCCCCGGGGCTTTATACCACGGCGCTGGGGAATTTTCCGGGGGCAGCTAATGCGGACACGTACCTTGCCGAAGGTCTCATCAATGACCTTGAGTACCAGCAGCTTACTCGTGGCACACGTGCGCAACAGGCTGAGGTTATCACGAATGTAGTGCGGCGGCGCAATGCGGGTGAAACTGCCCCACCGGTGCCGGTAGAGGCCAGCCCTCCGGCAGAAGTTCAGATCACTGGGCCGACAGGTGAGGAGACCACCGTCACTGTAGACGAGGGCCCCACCCTCTCTTATGGTGCGGGGCTTCGCGGGCCGGGTTCCGACTCGCCAATCGACTACGTACTTGGGCAGCCTGTGGGTAGCGGTGCGGCTGCACCCAACATCCCTCGTGAGCCTCCGCGTCTTAGCGCCGCCATCACTCAAGGGTTCTCCGAACGCGAGCGACTGGTTGAGGCATACAATGCGTTTACCCAAGCCGGGCTGCTCAGCGAGGCGCAAAACTTCCTGCAGGCCATCCAGAACCTCGATCAGACACTGATTCGTCTGCAGGGTGAGCAGGCCATCAATGACCTGCAAATCGGCTCCGTAGAGCGCGCTGCCCAGCTGTTGTCGTATTACTACGGGGCAAGCGTTCAGCCGGTGCTGACGTCGGATGGAGTCTACGACCTGTATGTAAACGGGCAGCCGGTGGAGAACGAAGACATGCTTGGGCTGCGTCCCGATCAGATGGGGGATATGCTCCGCCCATTCTTCGATACGCAGTACCGCGAGGCTATGGCCGATGCCCGGGAAAGCTACCTCACCACCCGCGCGGAAGAACAAGCCCGCCGCGATATGGCAGAGGCGGAGAACCCGGGCTTTACGACTGAGCGGGAGCTGGCGGCGTCGGGGCCCAACGGCGAAACGGTCATGCTGATGGCCAACCCGGCAGGGGAGTATAGGTTGGTGTGGCTGGAGGCCGGTGAAGATGGTAACCTGATCCCGCGCTTCCAGTCGATAACACAAGCGCAAGTACAAAACTTGGGGTTCTAATATGGCAGAGGCAGGTCTTCGGTTCGCCAGTGGGCGTATGCAATCTATGGGACTGGGCCTGCCTTCCGACCCGCGTTTATCGTTCGACCCGAACATGGCTGGTATCGGGACCGATCAGCTGGCACCTACAGCAGCTGACACAGCTGTGATGGGGCAGCCAGCGCCGCAGACGTCGCAGTTTTCCATGCCCGCAGAAATGCGCCCGCCGTCTGCGTCTCGCCGCATTCGGGAGCAAAGCGCAGCAGGGCCGTCCGCCGCTGCGCCCAGCGTGCTCTATAGCCCGTCGCTTGGCCGGTTCTCGGTTGGCGGTGTTGAGTTCGGACGGGACGAGTACGATGTTGCACTGCAATCTCCCCAGCTCCTCAACCGCCCTAACCAGCCGCAAACCCCCGCGGGGGACTGGCAATCTGTCGACGCGACCCAGTACAGTCAGTATCTCCAATCCATCGGCGAAGGCCGCGGTTTCCTCGGCAACGTGGGCATGGGTTTCCGCGACGTAGGCGAAGGCGTTGTGGGCGGTGTCGGGCGCGGTCTCCAGATGCTGGGGGCCGAAGGTGCTGGTCAGGCGCTGGTAGATGTCGGTGAGTTCCTCGGCCCGACTGCCGCCGACGAGGCGCGGGACGCGGCCATCCGTGAGCGGCAGGGGCTGCTCGGCCAGATCGGTACCGCCGCGGCGCGCTCGATCCCCACGCTAGGTCTCGCCATTGCAGGTGGTGTCGGAGGTGGTGCCCTTGCCGCCGGTGGTCTTCGCGCGGCAGCCGCGGGCGGGGCCGCGGTCCGGGCCGGTCAGCTGACCGGTGTATCTGCAACGATCTTCCCGATGGAGGTCCAGTCCTCCTACACCGCGGCGCAGCAGGGCGGCTATGACGTCGAGGACCCCGAGGTCCAGTCGGACATCTGGGCGACGGCGGCGACCAAGACACTGGCCCAGACCCTGCCCGAGGCGTTCCTCGCCGGGGCCTTCAGCCGCGCCTTCGGCAACGCAGTCCGTGACGCCAGCCGCCGCACGATCCTCAACACGGCTGGTCCCATCGTGGGTGTCGGCTCCGCCGAAGCTGCCGCAGAGACCTTCGCCACGCTGGCTGACCGGGTGATGTTTGACCCCGAGCTGCGGGCGGAGTTCAACGAGCGCGACTGGGCCGCGCTGGCCCCGCTGATCGTCGACAAGTATGGCGAGGAGGGCCTCGTCGCCGCTGGCGCAGGCTTCCTGCTGGGCGGTGGCTTCCGCGCTGCCGTCATGCCGTTCGAGGGTGGGCGCGCACCGGCCACCGACGAGACACCACCGGGCGAAGCACCGCCTCCGCAGCGCGACCTCACGGGCACCGGCGAGACCGACGTGCTGCAGGGCGGCGAGGTCGCGGGGCCGCCGAGTGCAGAGCAGTACGCCGAGCAGCAGGCTCAGCTCGACGCGCTGGGTATCCCAGAGGTGCAGCCGGAGGCTCTCCCCACCATGGAGGCAGGGCTGCGCCTGCCTGACCAGCCCATCCTCGACCCGCTCGGACCTCGCGTCGGGGAGCTCAATGCAGAGGAGCAGGACCTCGCCAACCGCTGGGCTGCACGCACCCAGCCGCCGCTGGAACTTGGGCGTGAAGCGCGGACAGACCTCGGCCCGCTTGCGCTCCCGGCCCCCGCCTCCGGTGGGACTATCATCCCGCAGGTTCCGCTTCCGCTTGGTACGCCGCTGCTACCAACCCTGCAGGCTGCACCTCAGTTCCGTACCGATACGCTCCTTCCTCTGCTACCCCAGCAGCGTGCTGAACCCGGTCAGGTGGAGATGTTCACCCCGGATGAGATGGGTGTCGGCCCAGCCACACAGGCCCGCCTCACAGGACAGCAACTTGCTGGTGCTCGTCGTCCGCTGACGCGGGATACTGATTTCCTTCCACCGGTTTTTGTCCCTGATCCACAGCTCAACCTACCACTTTCGCGCCCTGTGCAACCCGGTGAGGGACCAGCTACTGGAACACCTATGGCCGAGCAGCTCAACCGGCTGCTCCAGCAGGTACGGGCCCAAGCCGAAGCGCAGAAGGCGCAAGAGGCCGAGGCGGCGACCCGCGCAGCGCAGGAGGCCGAGCAGCGTGCGCAGCGTGAGGACCAGCTTCTTCGCTCGCTGGAGGAACAGCAGCAGCTTGAGGAGGACACCAACATCCTCGGCGAGGAGCTGGTCGGTGGGAACTTCGCCATCCTCGGGCAAGCAGCCCGGGCAGAATGGGATGCGGCAGTCGCCGCGCTGGACCCAGCAGTGCGCGCAGAACTCACCAGCCTCGGCCCCGGTGACCTACCCACGACCCTTGCGGGCAACCAAGCACAGGCTGAGCTGGCGCGGCTGGGGACCGAGCTGCGCAGGCGGACGAGCAACAAGCTGCGGCGGCAGGCGGCGGAGCCGCCGACGGTCATCCCGACCGAGACTCCCGCCACGGGCGTGCAGGTCAGCGGCGTGGATGAGGCCATCGCCAATGGTATCGGTACGATCACCGTGACCGACAACGGTAAGCCGGTGCCCTTCAAGAACTTTGCCCTGAGTGTCGATGGAAATCGTGCAGAAGTGGGCATGGTCGAGCGCCCCCTACGGGCGCGGCGTGGTATCGGGCGCGAAGCCTACGTTGCTCTCGGCGAGGCGCTCGCTGCTCGGGGCATCACACTGCAGTCGAGTGAAACCCTGCAGGGTCCGGGTAGAAAGCTCTGGGAGCGCCTCACGATGGAGGGTAGAGCCCGGCGGAACCAGAGCACAAAGCGGTTTGAGTTTGTCGCAGGAGAGCCTGACACAACCCCACCCGCCGGGGGTGGGCGTACTACACCACAGCAAGGAGCAGCAAAACGCCGCGAGCGCCGGAAAAAAGCCGCTGCCGACCTCAAGTCGAAGGGAGAACCCGATGCCGTTCAAGAGCAAGGCCCAGCGGAGGGCGCTGTACGCCAAGAACCCGAGACTAGCGAGGGAGTTCCAGTCGAAGACACCCAAGGGCAAGAAGCTGCCCGAGCGCGTGTCGAAGAAACCCAAGCGGAAGAAGCCGTAACGCCGACGTCGCCGCCCGAGCCTGCACCTGAACCCGCGATCACGCGAGGCGACCGCGCGCCGCGCGACATGCCGCCGAACACCGCATGGGATCAGTATGTCGCCCCCTTTCTCCCTGTGGAGTTCGGCGCGCGGAACCTCGGCGCGCTTCAGAAAAAGTGGTCCGACGCGGTTAAGGCCGGGCGTGGCAACTACGACGCAGCGCGCAGAATCTTGGCGGATTCGCCCACCTACAACGTGCTCGAGGCGCAGGAGCTCTACAACACCAGTGCCGACCCGACGGTCCGGGACGATGCGCTGAGCGTCATGCTGGAGGTCGCCTTCGCCGGCGAATCCACTGGGAACCCGTCCGCGGCGCTGGGCAAAAAGACCCCGGCCCGCTTCGCGCAGGATTTCCTCAACGAGTTGAGCTGGGCACGGGCTGATCGGGAGACCCTGCTGGAGTTCGCCACACTCGACAGCATCGCCGAGGAGCGCACCGCAGAGAAACCCACGGCGCAGATGCGCGCGCTGAACGAGCTGCTCGAGGCCACGGGCGTCCTGAACACCGCCGAGAACGTGGACGGCGACACCACCTCGAACCCTGCGGCAGAGCTCACCGAGGAGATCGTCGAGTACAACAAGAACCCGCACACCCCCGAGGGGTGGGAGCAAAATCGCCTGCGCGAGCGGGTGCGGAACTTCACCGCCTACGCCCGGGAGAACCCGGAGGCATGGGGCTCACTCGTGGAGGGCACGACGCCCCTCTACCAGTACCTCAAGAGCGGGTATGTGAACCTGCGTGCCGGGCGCATCACGCCCGATGCCAACGCGACGGACCCCCGCACACAGGCCCGGGTGACCGAGGGTGGCAGCACCGAGGCTGGTGGCGCGCTGACCGGCGGCTTCGCCCCGCGCACTGGTGCAGTCAGGGGTGGGTACCAAGGGAAGTACAGCCGCGTCGATTACAACGACATCTCCAACGCGCTGGATGCCAACGGTAAACCCCTCACCGGCCCCATGCCGGTGGGCAAGCAGAAGATGGTCATCAAGACGTTCCTCAAGCGGCTGCGCAATGCGCCGCGCGTCTACGACTTCAAGGATCAGGCCGACCTGCGCCGGAAGAACCCCGAGCTTTACCGCCGCGCCGCGGCAGCGCGCCCCGAAGGCGACTTCGACACGACCAATGCGGCTGGTTACTCCTTCGGCGACGGCGAGGTCATCGTCTTCACCGACCGGATCGCCAACGACACACACCTCAAGTTCGTGCTGGCACACGAGACCTTCGGCCACTACGGCCTGCGGGGCGTGCTGCCCGCCGCCCAGTTCGACAGCCTCATGGAGGGGCTGTACGACACCACCCCGTCGATCCAGCGGTCGGTCGATGCGGCCATGATGGCCAACCCGGAGCTTGGCAAGGCCGAGGCAGTGGAGGAATACCTCTCCGACTTCGCTGCTGCGCTCGACAGCAGCATCGTGCTGCGGGTGTGGAAGGCCATCAAGAACGCCCTCAACCGGCTGGGGGTCACGTTCGGCGACGACTCGGTCCGCTACCTGCTCGACCAGTCGCGGCGCTATGCCCGTAGCCCCCTCCAAGGGTTCCCGATGGACCTCAACGGGGTCGCGCAGCGCGCGTACGACGTGGAGACGGGGGCAGCAGCGCCCGGTAGGTACAGTTCGACAGGTGACTTCTTCAAAGACCAGCGGTCGCTCGACGAGTACGCCCGCATGGGGCTTCCGGTACCGCGGAGCTTCCAAGAGGGGCTGGACGCCATGGGCGGCCAGTGGAAGAACTTCGGCGACGGGTGGCGTGGGTTCAAATCCACCTTCCTCAGCCTGAACAACTTCGATTCGCGCACCAACCCGGGCCTCAAGCGGTTGCACGATGTTCTGCAGGAAGCCGTTACCATCGCCATGTCGGTGCGCAACACGCTGAACGAGACCATGCGCCCGGCGCTGAACCGCGGCGTCCTTGGCTTCGGCGGGATGAGCAACACCGAGTACGACCAAGCCAACAACCTGCTCCATCACGCGCGTATCCGGGCGATCATGCGCCTTCGCGACGACCCGGTCACAAGCCGGGAGCCGCTGGTCGTTTTCGACGAGGCTGAAGGACAGTTCAAGCGCACCGATGAGGTCAAGCGGCTGGATGATCTGCACCGCCTGAAGTTTGAGGACGCGCGCGATGGCTTCAAGTACGTGTTCACCAACACCGATGCCGATGGCAATGTCGTGAGCACCGAGACCATCCGGGTGCCGGGGATCGACGGACTGACCAAAGGCAGCCGGGTGTGGCTGGCCTATGAGGCCGCGCGCAAGGCGTACATCGACACCGAGCTGAGGCTCCTGACGGCGCAGCTGTCGGCGGGCCGGGTCCGCGAGTCCACCGCACTGAAGGAAATCGGCAGCGTGGTGCCCGACGGCACGCTCACCACCTCGGAGCGGGCGCTCATGCGCATTGCCATCCGCCGGTACCAAGAGCTGTACGAGGCTGGGTCGTCGACCAACGCCGAGGGGGCCATCGTCTATCTGGACCAGTCGATGCAGACGGCCAAGGAGTTCGCTAAGGCGTTCAACATGGCAGTGATCGCCAACGAGGACGCGGCGACCGACACCGAGGCGCAAGCGCGGAACAACGCGGTCAAGCAGTTCTTCGACCAAGCTGTTGCTGATGACGTCGTCGCCCAGATCGAGGCGTTCAAGCGGCGGGCTAACTTCGCCGATGACCGGTTCGTCGTGCAGAACAAGATCATCGGCCTGCACACGCAGGCCATGCAGGAGAACGGGGCCAGCGACTTCGCACGGAACTCCATCGTCGGACAGTACTCGCCCATCGTGCGCACCGGCGACTTCGAGATGCGGCTGGTAGCCAAGGACGCCCGCACCGGGCGGGTCGTCTCGCTCGATGGCGGCTACAAGGACGGCCTGCTGTACTCCCAGTTCGACTCCCGCGCTGAGGCGCTGGTCTTCGCCAAGACGGTACGCTCGGCGTTCGGCACCAAATCCTACACGGTCAAGGCCCGGAACAACGACGGGCAGATGGTGGACACCGAGGTGGTGTTTGAGCCCGTGGTGGACCGTGTTCTCGTCGAAGCCGCCAACCCGCTCGGGGTAAACCTCAACGAGTTTGTGGCAGGTCTGAACTTCTTCGACATCAACCTCCCACCGGCCAAGCGGGAGGAGGTGATCGTGGCCATGACGGCGCAGGACGCCGCCGCGCGCCGCCGCCTGCAGGCCGGTCTCAACCCGGGTGACGCCCGGGACGCCATCTCGGGTATCGCGCAGCACATCGACGGTCGCGCCAGCACCATCGCCAAGGTCCAGACCCGCCCGCACATCGACGAGCTGATGAACCTCCGGCTGCGGGAGTCGAACGCGCTGTGGTCTGGTGACGCGGAGCGGGTCGAGGAGCTGCGCGCTCGGTACGAGGCGGCTGCCGCCGACCCGAACGCTCGTCCCAAGACGGTCGAGGTCGCCAAGCGCGAGTACGAAGAAGCCTTGATGATGTACAACAACACGCGGCCCGAGGAAGGGGATTCGCGCAAGAACGAGGCGCTGAACAAGGCGGCGCGCACGCTGTCTTTCCTCGACAAGAACGCATCGGTCAACGAATCTGACTTTGAAGGGTCGGGGCTGATCTCGGCGTGGCGCTCCTACACCAGTTTGATCCAGCTGGGTGGTTCCATCGCCACCGGTCTGCTCAACCCGATCAGCGTCTACACCAACGGCGTGCCTTATCTCGCGTCCTACAACGCCAAGACGGCCTTCGGCGGAGGCTTCGGCGCGGGCCGGGCGCTCACCGAGGTCCAGCGGGCCTTCGCGCAGGTGGGTATCCCGGGGATGAAGAACCTGCAGGGCATGAACACCGCCGAGTTCTGGGATGGCCCGGGCGGTGTGACCACGGACCCTGCTCTGCAGAAGAAGTACGGTGTGACCAAGCGCGAAGCCCAGATGATCGCCCGCGAAATCCGCGAAGGACGCATGATCCCGGCCCAGTCCAACGCGCTGGTGGGTACCTCTCGCGGGCGCACGGCGCGCGGCGCGGTCGGCAAGGGCATCGACCTGTGGATGGCACCGTTCAACCTGACCGAGCAGGCATCGCGCAGGGCGTTTGGTCTCGCGTCCTTCCGGCTCGAGTATGCCCGCCAGATGCAGGCGGTGGACCCGACGCTGGAACCCACCTCGCCCGAGTTCGCCGTTGCTGAGCAGGCCGCATACGACCGCGCTGTGGAGTTCGCGGGCAAGGCCATGGACACGGCGCTCGGGGATTACTCGGTGCTCAACCGCCCGGCGTTCTTCCGCTCCGGCATCGCCAGTATGCTCTACATGTACAAGGTCTTCCCGACGACCTCGATCCAGATGTTCAACAACCTGAGCTTCAACGGCAAGATGGGTATGCTGGCTGCCCTGTGGTTCCTCGGCGGCATCGCCGCCTTCCCGTTCGCTGAGGATTTGGAGGACCTGACCGACACGCTCATGCAGAAGGCCGGCGTGGGCGAAGGTAGCGTCCGGGCTTGGGCTGCCCAGCGGCTCAACGAAATCTCGCCCGGCCTGACCCCGGCAATCCTGAAGGGCGTCATGGGCAACATCCTGCCCGGCGACATCGCAGGGCGCGTGTCGCTTAGCGTGATCCCGGGAACGGAAATCCTGCTGGCTGGTGCGAACACCACCCGGGCGCTGGAGGAGATCGCTGGGCCGATGCCGTCGGCCCTTCTCGGCACGATGCAGTTCGCATCCGATCTGGTGCGCGCGCCATTCTCCACGACCGTGACCATGGAGCGGGTGTTCCGGGAGGCACCTGTGACCGGTATGCGCATGGCTGCGGATGCCTATGCCTACGCCCAGTCGGGCGGGATCGTTGACCGCCGCGGGTACATCGTAGCCTCGGACGTGACGACCGGCGAGCTGGTGATGCGCCTCATGGGCTTCTACCCGCGGCGGGCGGCGGAGACCTTCGGTAACGTGCGGGTCATCCAGCGTATGGCGAACTACCGGCGCGAGGCAGCCACCGCCTACCGGCAGGAGTGGGTCTCGGCGCGCATCCGCAACGACCGCGACCGTATGCGGGAGATCGAGAGGGCTGTGCGGGACTGGAACCAGTACCACCGTGGTGGCCCGCTGGTGATCCAGAACTTCCGGGAGGGGTCGATCCGGGCCTATCGTGAGGCGATCCGCCCGGCGACGGAGCGCGGGCTGCGCTCGGTGCCGCAAGCCAGCCGGGACCAGCTCACGGCAATCGCTGATGCGCTGACCTTCTAACGCTGTAGCTTCACGACGTTCTCTGCCGCCTTGGCCTCTGCCTCTTGCTCCAGCCCCTCGAGGATGGACTTGAGGCGGGGGTGGCGCAGGTTCACGCCATAGACGTAGCACTGCGGAGGCGAGAGCGGCGTGAGCTTGCCGAGCGAAGCCTTCTTGCTGTTCGGCGTGGCGTCGTACCCGTCCAGCGCGATCAGGCTCATGAGCTCCCGTGGGTTCCCGCCGTTCTTGGCGAACCACTGGCGGAAGTGCCGCCGGTCGATCAGCAGCGTCCCGCCCATCAGCTTCGTAGAACCCATCTGCCTGTGACCGTCGATCCGCATCCGGATCGGCCCGCGCGGCAGCAGATCGTAGTTCGGCTGCGGGTCCTTACCCTTCTCGTGGTAGACCAGAACGATGGTGTTCAGGTGCTCGTTGACGTACTCGGCCAGCAGGTCGAAGTCGTCCCGCTGGTTGTCGGCCACGGTCTCGCGCATCTCATCGAGCTGGCTCAACGCCCAGTTGATCGCGTCCTCGGGCGAAAAGTCGATGATGCCCCACTCGTATGCCAGCTCCAACGCCAGCGCGACCGTGACAAGCGCCACCTCCCAGAACCGCTCAACACCTGTGAACCGCTTGCCATACTTCTCGTAGAACTCGTCGAAGGCGTTGGCCAGCATAGCGCGGATGCCCTGCTCACCGATCTCCATGAGCCGCTCGACGAACTCGCGCCCGGCGAACCCGTAGTTCTGGGTGAACAGCCGGTGGAGCTTCCGCCCTACGCCAGTGCCCTCGGCGAACAGCGGCGAGGGGTCGACCTTCAGCTCGAGCAGGCGGGCCAGCTGCGCATCGGTCTCGTTGCCCATGGAGAGCAGCTTGCCTGAGATCGGCCTGTTGGTGGACAGGGTGGAGAACAGCGCCCACTCCTTCGGGGCTCTCTCCTCCGCGCTGCGGTTGAGGCGGGCCTTGTCCCGCCCTTGGCTGACCCAGTACAGGTAATCACCAACGTCTTTGTCGGACATCTGGGTGGCTTCATCGACCGTCATGGGCAGGTTGCCGTAGAGGCCGAAGCGGTTGAACAGCGAGTTCGCGGTGAACTTCGACTGGAAGTGCAGCTTCTCTGGATCGCCCCATACCGACTGCTGCATGAGCTGCGCCAGCGACTTGCCGCTACCCGATGGGCCATAGAGCGACACCGTCATGCCCTTGAGGCCGGTGAACTGCATGAGGATCGAGGCCAGCCCGATCCCGATGGAGAACTGGTGAGCGAACAGCTTACCCTTGCGGAGGATGCTGGTGCCGGCCTTCCACGTGGCGTAGCTGCCGCTGGTCGTGAACATGTCACTCCCAGCGCGGTTCACGTGGGTGGCCAGTCGGATCGTGTCCTTCTCGACGGACCCGTCGTCCTTGCGGCGGTAGAGGTCGTCACCGAGCAGGAAGATCGAGTTGTCCTCCTTCCACCCCATCGTGGAGTAGTGGTTCGTGACGGTCCTGATCTTCCGCAGCTCGTTCATGTAAGAGCGCATCATGATCTGAAAGTACTCCGTCTGCTTCTTGGTTGCGAGCACGATGCCTTGGTCTGCGATGACGCCCACGAACTCTCGGTAGGTCCCGTCAGCGAGATAGGCTTGGCGCAGGCTCAGCACCTTCCACCCTACATGGGGGCGGTTCCACATGAATTGCGCCACCTCGTACCCGAGATGCTCATCGTACCCGTAGCTCAGCGGGTACATGTCGAAGGGCGCGATCTCGATGTCGGTGTCGTCGATGGTGGCCATGATCCCCTTGGACGTCCGCTTGAACGGCTTGGGTATCTCGACCTCGGTGACCACCTCCTCGGGCGCGTCCTTGCTCGTATCGACCTCTTGGTACCGCACACCCAGTCGCGCTGGGCTGCCGATCTTCCCGGCGAACGGACAGCCCTTGCACCCCACGGGGCGCTCCGCCTCGAACTTGGCGCAGGTCGTCGGCCCGGTGGCCTGCTCGCGCCACTGCTCCATCTTCTTGAGCGTGGCGCTCTCGGAGTAACCCGGGTGGTCCTCACTCCAGCGCCGCGCCGTGTCCTCGGGGTCCTCACAGAACGCAGCCACGCCGATCAGGGCGTACCACAGGGGCTCGGAGACCTTGTCTTGGTTCTCGGTCGCCCACTGGACCTGCTGGCATTTCTGCGCCACGAGAGCGGGGATCGCCGGAGGCATGTCGCTGTGCGCTGCGAGGTTGTCGAGGAGACCGCTGTTGCGCTTCTTGGCCGGGGCGTTCGTCGGGTTGAAGTAGTAGGCCAGCGCCTTTCGCAGCGCAGCCACGGTGGTGTCGCCACCGTCAAGCAGCACCTCAACACGTTTGGGCTTGGTCGGGTCCTTGAAGTTGTGCGTCCCAACCGGGCGTAGGACCAGCGAGGCGTCTGCCGTCTTGGTCACGTCGATGTCGAACTTCTGCCCCTCGGCGGCGTCCTTCATGGCCCGGGCCAGCGGGGTCCACTCGTCACGGTCGAGGTCTCGCTCGAGCACCCAGTAGGTGTGCAGCCCGTTGCCTGACCGGACGATCAGCGGCTTGGGCAGCTTCATGTCGGTGATGAACTTGCCGAGGGCCTTGAGGCCCTCCTTCCACGTGGGGAACGGCTTGTCTTCGCCGCAATCCACGTCGATGGTGATGACCTTGGTCGCCTGCACGTTCACGTTTCGGCGACTGCTACTGTCCTTGAAGGTCGAGATAGCGAAGTATGCGTCCTGCCCACGCTGGTCCAGTTGCTGTGCCGTTTCCACCAGATCAGCGATGTCGCTGAAGAACCGGTTTCTCTTACCGGTCAGTGCAAACCCACAGTATGTCCCTTCGGTCGGTAGGACGCGCTGGAGGAAGTCCAACGTATCCATGTGTCACGCCTTGCTCTGAGGAGGAAAGGGCCCGAGGGCCCTTTCCGTTCGGTCACTCTACGCTTCCACGTCCAACAGCTCAAGGATTGACTCGAGCCGCTTTCCGCTGGGCCAGTTCTTGGCCTCGGGTGGGGGCCACGTACCTTCCTTGATGAGAGGAAGCAGCTGGCGCAGGGTTTCTTTGACCCGTTGTGCGTTGCGCTGCCTGATCGGTCCGCCGTCCACCCACTTGTAGTAGGTGATGCGGGACACACCGAGCAGCTTGCACATATCCTTGACGGTCAGTGCCATGCGCTCGCGGACCAGCTCCACCTTCTCGAAGTCGATGGGGGTATCACTCATCGTCGTCGTCATCCCCCACCAAGGCGGCGATCTCGTCAGCCAAGCTGTTCACGTCATCGTCCACCTCAGCGGCTGCCTTGGGTTCTGCCTTGGGCTTGGCGGCTGCCTTCGGCTTGGATTCAGCCTTGGGCTCCTCGGCCTTGGCCGCACCGAACCCACGCTTGGGCTTGGGTGCTTCCTCCTCAGCTTCTTCCTCGACCTCCGGCTCGGGCTCCGGAGCAGGCTTCGCCTTCACCGCTGCCTTGCGGGGCTTGGACGGCTCGGCGACCACCTCGGGCTGCTTCTCACCGGTGATCTCCAGCACGTTGTCAGCGCCGAACAAGGGCTCGACCGCTGCGTAGACGTCCTCGTCAAGGAACCCGCCGAAGCCGAACTTCAGCTTGGGGAAGGACGCATCGGTGTCGAACGTGATGCGCGTCTTGACGATCTCCGCCGGAATGCCCCGCATGGAGAGCTCCTTGTGGTAGGAGTTGAGGCCCTTCAGCGCGGCAGGCGTGACCTGCAGCAGGTAGACCGGACCCTCGGGGTCGTCCGCGGACACGATGGCCAGACGCTTCTGGTCCGTGCAGGCTTTCAGCTGCTGGCCCTGCGGCCCGATCTTGGAACCCCATGCGTTGTGCGGGCAGCCAGCGCAGATGTCGTTCTGCGGGCTCTCGCTCTCGGGGTGGGGGCGGATGCCGTCCAGCGAGTAGCAGTCGGGCGCGGTGGGCTCAGCGTCCTTGTCCCACGCCTTGGCGTAGAAGGTCTTGGACAGCTTGGGGTTTGCGCCGACGATGACCACGTCCAGCTTGGTGGTATCCAGCACGGTCTCGGTGCCATCCTCGACGATGCGGAACCGCGCGCCCTTGATCGAGATGCGGGGGAACGCCTGTCCCTGCGTGATGCCCGAGGCGATGCTCTGCGACAGCGCCGACGGCTGGCCGACCTTGGCCGCGAGGTGCGCCGGGACTTGGATGTTCGTGGGAACGATGTTGCTCATGGGTATCTCCTCAGCGAGCGTTGAGTTTCTGTTGTGCCAGCAGACTGACCAGCGTGGCGGAGAGGGTTTCTGCATCGGGGGCGAACGTCGCAGCGACTTTGTCCGCCCCGGTGGGGTTGTACTTGCGGGCCGCAACCAGAAAACCGTTGTTGATGGGTATGACCATCAGGGTGTCCGGGTTGTCCGGGCTGGCCATCCAGTTCAGCGGGCGTGGACCATCACCAGCGGCGACCACATCGAGCCGCTTCTGGTTCCCCCGAATCCTCTGTATGAAGTTCCTGAGCACGGTCTTACCTCGCTGTCGGTTTGCGGACGTTGATGTCCAGCTTGGTGCCATACTTGATGCCGGGCGGCACCGCCTTGTTGGCGTCGATGTAGCCGCGCACGGCGGTCTTGCTGACGCGCTTCTCCAGCATGTCGAAGGCTTCCTCCTCGCGGATGAAACGCAGCACGGCGTCCCAGTCCTCGACGTTGGCGAAGTCGGTGGTGGTCAGGAACGCAGTCCCGTACTCCGTCTTGAAGGACGTGAGCCCATCGGCATCGAGCTTGGCCTTCAGGAACGCCTCGAGCTTGGCCATGTCGGCCTTGATCGCGTCCACGCGCTCCTTGATCTCAGCCTCCACGGCTGCCTTCTTCTCACGCAGCCGCATGTATTTCTTGATGACGGCATCGACTGTCACGGTCATTGGTCACTCCGTTTGTTGTTGGATCATGTCGAGCAGCAGACCTTGCAGCTTCTGCTTGTTCGCCAGCCGGTCGTACATCCTGTGCTCCAGATCGGTGCCTTCGATGTGGACGACGTTGCTGACGTGCTTCTTACCGATGCGCTCGACGCGCCCGTTCGCCTGAACGTATTGCTCGTTGCTGGTGATGGGGCCGTACCAGATCACGGTCGAAGCCGAGGTCAGGGTCAGGCCGTGGGCCATCGTCGCCGGGTGAGCGATCAAGACGCGCGGGTCCTTGCTGTGCTGGAAGTCGTAGAAAATCTGGTCCCGCTTCTTGGACGATACCGCGCCGTTGACCACCGCCGTGGTCCACCGCTTGGACAGTTCCTTCTCCAGCATGTTGAGCGTCCCCGTCAGGGGGACGAACACGATGACTTTCTCTCCTGCTTCTTCGATCACCTCCTTCACTGCGTTCACCCGTGGCGAACAGTCGATCTCAAAGTCCTGCCCGTCGTCGGTGTAGGCCACACCACAGGCGATCTGGACCAGCTTCTGCACCTTCACCGCCTCGTTCACGGCGCTGATGGTTCCGTCGCCCTGCTCCATCTCGATCACAAGGCGCTTCATCATGGTGGTGTAGTGCCGCTTCTGCTCGGGCGTCAGGTCCACCTTCCGGGTCTGCACCACGGTATCGGGCAGGTCGAAGCACTCGTCGCGCGTGTACCGCACAGCCGGTTGGAGGATGTTCTTCACGATGTCCACGCTCTCCGGGCGAGGCACGAACTTCCACTGGCCGACCTTCATCATGACCTGCTCGCGGAAGGCGGTGTAGGTGCGCGTTGCGTAGGGGCTCTCGACCAGCTGCGACAGGGTCCACGCATCGGTGGGGTCGTTGGGCGTCGGGGTGCCGGTCATGAGCCACAGGCGGGTGTCAGGGTTCTTGCCCATCCACCGCTTGAAGTGCTTGTACCGGCTGGTCGACGGGTTCCGCAGCACAGCCGCCTCGTCCACGATGACCAGATCGAACATGCCCACCGAGTCCTCGGCGATGATGTTGAAGCCGTCGTGGTTGATGATGTAGAAATCCGCCTCGGTGTTGAGCAGCTTCTTCCGCTTGGCTGCCGTGCCGTGGAGGACCACGTGCTTGCGGTCGTAGAACCCCTTGAAGATGGCGTCACCCCACACCCGCTCCAGCGTGGACAGCGGCGACAGGATCAGCACCTTCTTCACGAGGCCCAGCTTCATGAGGTAGTCGGCTGCCCAGAGCGAGCTCTGGGTCTTGCCGGTGCCAATCTCATTCAGCACCAAGCACTTGCGGTGCATGGTCAGGAAGGCCGCGGTCAGCCGCTGGTGTTCGTAGGGTGTGAACTGGCCGGGCCAGTCGTAGTAGTGGAGGATCGGAGACGGCGCGCGGATACCGAGACCACGCAGCTTCTCCACCTCGCTGATCTTGTGCGGCACCGCAACGAGATCAGTCCCACGGAAGGACAGCGTCTTGGCAGACGGCACCGCCGCCAGCACCCTTTCCGGGTTCTTCAGCTTGAGCGCCAGCGCCTTGGCTTTTGGAATGACGAGCACGGATGTACTCCCTCACTGCTTCAATCGTCGCTTCATCATAGGCGACAAAGCACTTGCCACCCGCTTTCTCGATGTCCCTCATGCACTTCATCTGGAGCGCCGTGGGCTTCTTGGTCTTGTCCGCCTTGCACTCGATGCCGACGAACTGGCCTGCGACCACGGCAACCCGGTCAGGGATGCCAGCCACCCCGAAAGGGCCGGCCTGTGGACTGTAGAACCAGACACCTTCAGCCTTCAGCATCTTGTCCAGCTTGGACTTGATCCGGTTTTCCGGTGTCGCCGCCATAGCTACGCCCTCTTGTATAGTATGTCAAGTTTCATTTCGCATATTCGCAGAAAGATTTACACGGGCACCAGTTGCACAGGCCACTCGGCTTGGCTGGCCAGTTGTCGTGCTCCAGCGCGCCTTCGATGCGGGTGATCTTGCCCAGTATCTTCTCCCAGATCGGGGCCTCCTGCTCGCGCGTGAACGTCTCGCTGTCCATCTTCATCTCCTTGAGCCAGACGAAGGTGGTCCTGATGCGCTCGACCTGCGGGTAGTGCTTGAACACCTGCACCGCGAACATCTCCAGCTGGTCGAAGTCGGGGCGGCGCTTGCCGGTCTTCCAGTCGAACATGAAGGCGTCCGGTCCCTTGCGCACCAGCACGTCGATCTTCGACCGCAGCCATGCGTCACCGTCCCACCAGCCTGTGGGTTCGAGCGACTGGTTGAGGGTCATCTCCTCCTCGACGGTCAGGGCGTCAGCGCCCAGCGCCAGCTTCTCGATGCTGGTCACGATGGGTTCATAGCGCGCCGACTCCCGGTCCAGCTCGGTGCCCTCGCCCAGCCGAAGCTCCAGCGACTTGTGGATGCGCTCGCCGTAGGCGGTCACGGCGTTGCCGCTGTCCCGCACGGACTTCTCGATCCGCTGGTGAAAGTAGTTCTTCGGACAGTTCTCAAACATCTTGAGGGATGAGTACGAGTGGGCCAGCTTGGTCATTTCTTCTTCCCCTTGGTCTTGCGCGCGATGTAGATGAACTGGCCCGGGCCGCCCCGGGACTGGACGAGGCACACCTCACCGGCGTCACTCGCCGCCATGGCGTCTCGCCGGTGAACCCCGCCGCAGTGCGGCCCGATGTGGTAGACGATGGGGTCGCCCGGTTCGACCTTCTCCAGTGCCTCGCGGAAGGCACCCTCCCGCTCGTTCGATATGTCGATCATGCTAGTGCCGACCTCCCTTTGACAATGTCGCAGATACGTTGTTCAGATACACCGTACTCTAGCGCCAGCGCGCGACCGCGCTCTCCAGCGGCACGCCGCCGCCTAATTTCAGCGACCTGCTCAGGGCCGAGACGTTGGTTGCCACCGCGCCCCTTGCGGGCCATGTCCCTAGCATTGCCGGTGGGCGTGGCCCAGCATAGGTTGCTGATGCAGTTGTTGGTGGGATCATCGTCGCGGTGCATAACGACCGCACCATCTGGGCGTGGCCCATGGAACATGGTCAATACGAGTGCCCCGACCTCTAAGTCCACACGTGGGTTGGTGCTGACACGGACCTTCGCCCTCTGCGCCGACGGCCTGCGCGAACCTGTCATCATGGGTGTGAGCACATGCCCGGTGCGCAGGTTTCGCACACGACCCCGGTCCGACACCTCGTACGGGTAATCTCCGGGTACCAGCTCCCAGAACTCATCCATCAGTGCGCCTCCCCATAATTTACACCCACGTCCGCCTCGCAGGCAACCGGCAGGTCCGGTGCCCACTTGGGCGCGGTGGACATCACGTCCATCATGAACGCCTTGCACTCGTCGGCCTGTGCCTCGGGCACCACGCAGACGATCTCGTCGTGGACCTGCAGGGCGACGGGGTAGCGCCGCCCGATCTTGGTCATCTGCTCAGCCACGACGATACGAGCGACCGCTTGGGTGATGTTCTCCACCATCTTCCCGCCGTAGAGCTTGGTCCACGTGAGCTCCGGGGTCTCCTCGCCCGCCACCCGGGCCTTGATGAACTTACGGTAGGTCCGCGGGTCGTTGATGTACTCGAACCCGTTGGCGGTGCGGCGCAGGGCCGGGTACCGGATGCGCATACCGTTGGGCAGGATCAGCCCATCGGCATCGAAGGGGATCAGGTCGCACACCTCGCCCTTCGCCCCGGCCTCCAGACCGTTCAGCGCGTGGTTGCACCGGTTCCAGAAGGCTTGGATGCGGTGGTACTTGTTCCTGTACAGGTTGACGATCTGCTGCGCCTCGTGGCTCTCGACCTTCACCGAGATGAAGCCGGTGGCCAGCGAGTGTTGGAACTTGGCGGCACCCATGCCGTAGCCCAGCCCGAGGATACAGGTCTTGCCGACGTGTCTCTCCACCTTGTCACTCTTGGTGACAGGCCGCTGGTACACATCGGTGGCGAACTCGGAATACACGTCCCGCCCCTCACGGAAGGACTGCACGAGGTCGTTCTGCCCGGCGAGGTAGGCCACCAGTCGCGCTTCGATCTGGCTCGAGTCACAGGCCACGACCACGTGGCCGTCGGGGGCAGCCAGCGCCTTGCGCAGCGCACCCCCTCTCGGCAGGTTCTGCAGGTTCACCTTGTCCCCGCCGCTGAAGCGACCGGTGTGCGCCCCGTAGTAGTTGAGCATGATAGGCAGCGGCCCGCGCTCGGAGATTTCCAGAAACCGCTTGGTGCGTGTCTCCTCGATGGTGCTCTTGGTCCCCAGCCGGGCCTCGACGATGGTGCGCACCGCCGCCTTGGGGTGTTCCAGCAGGGCCGTGAACGCGGTGTCGTTCTTGGCAAAGGCGTAGGTCTGCTTACCCGTGGTCGGGCTGGTTTTCATGGGTGGCTCCACGCCCATCGCCCGCAGCAGATCAGCGAACTTGTTGTTGGACATGAGGAACTTCTTGGCCTTCTCCTCACCGCCCAGCTTCTCCAGCAGCTTCCGCTTGCGCTCGTAGATACCTTCGAGGTGGGCGTCCAGCACCACCGGGTCGAGCTCCAGCTTGGGCTCGGTGTACATGCGCAGCGTTTGGTCAATCACCAACAGCTCCTGCTTTGGGAACTGCCGGGCCATCTTCTTGAACAGGCGGTAAGTGAGGTTGGTGTCTTGGATGCAGTAGGCGGCGTAGGCGTCCATCTGCTCGGGCGTGAAGTCCCGGCGGCGCATCCCCATGGTGCGCATCACCTCGTCGCCCTTCTCGCCCAGCTTGTAGTAGGTCGCCAGCGCCTTGAGGCTGCCGCCCACGGTCATCGAGTGCAGGGGCCGGGCCATGCTCAGGGTATCCAGCCACAGCTTTGGGCGGATGCCGAACTTCCACGAGAGGATCGCTCCGTCGAAGGCTGCGTTGTGGGCGAGGATCGCCTTGTCGCTGTAGTCGATGCCGTGGAGGAAGCCTCCGGGGTCAGCCCCGGTGTACCAGTCCACCTCTTGGTCGTTGACCTTGACCGAGACACCGACGACCTCGAAGCGGGGGTCACGGATGTATGCCTCGGTCGTCATCTTGGACAGGCTGTAGTCCCTGTCGTAGTAGGTCTCGAAGTCGATGGTCACGATGTCCATCAGTCGTCTCCGATATGGGTGATGGTGACACCAGCCTCGTCGAACTGGCGGTGGGTCAGGGCGAGGTCGTCCGCCCAGCGGGTGGCGAACTCAGGGGTCGGGTGAGGCCACATCACATGGCTGATCCCGGCTTGGATCACCAGCGCAGCACACTGGGAACAGCAGGGGTGGGTGACGACGAGGGTGCAGCCCTCAAGCGGTGCCGTTGCGAACATGATCGCGTTGGTCTCGGCGTGGATGGTCATCCGGTACTTGGTGTTCCGGTCCTTGAGGCGGGCAGGGTCGTCCTTCACCCCACGTGCAAAGCCGTTGTACCCGGCGCTGACGAGTCGGCGCTTGGGGTCGAAGATCACGGCACCCACTTGGGTGCTCGGGTCCTTGCTCAGCGTGGCGACCTGCCGGGCCATGCCCAGCGCCCAGTCCCGCAGCTTGCGAGTATCTAGTGGATAATCCATTCGCTTCTCCTTATGGTAGTCAGGCCCGGCATGGTGCCGGGTGTCCGCGCGACCCCGGCGTTTAGCCCACGTCGGTGTCTATTGGTCTGGCCCCCGGCGCTCACCCGCCGGGGGTTTTCTTTTCACCCATCGACCGCTCTCCTCAGTTCCTCTAGCGTCCTGCGCACCTGCCAGTCGTTGCGCTTGGACGAGTTGTTCGCCACGCAGACCATCGGCTGATCCTCGATCTGCACGAAGTAGTGGTCTCGCTTCTTGACCAGTCGCCACGGGACGGGGAGGGCGGCGATCACTCGCCGCACCCGTTTGTCAATCTGTCGTGGTAGGTCTGTCATCGGTCCCGATCCCCCGTGCTTCAAAGGCGGTGAGAAACGCCAGACAACAAGCCGCATGGGCGAGGTGGCTCATACCCGTCTCGGGGTCGTTGTCCTCCCCGCTCCACCACGCTGCCATGTGCCGACGCAGGGCGGCGTAGGGCCGGCCCCACTTCATGCCCAGTTCCCAGTTACGCTCGCCATACTTGGCTGCCCCGAAGGTCAGCACCTTGGCGATGGCCTCCTCGACCTCCGGCGGGATCAGATCATACCGGGCCTTGCCGGTGTCGAACTTCAACCCCTCCACCGGCTCCCGCCAGTTCTCGCTGGCGATCCGGTCGATCAGACCCTGTGCGTAGTCCACATCCACGTCACAGTTCATCGCCACGTCCTCAGCCGTGGCCTGCCGGTTGGCCAGCAGATACCGCCAGCACCGTTCTTCCGTTGGTGTCATGTCACTTCTCCTCAATCGCGCCGAACCGCTTGCGCAGCTCAATGCTCTGGTTCTTCACGACCTTCTCGATGCGCTCATAGAGGTCCATCGAGTTGGAAGCCGAGCCCCAGATGTTCACTTCACTCGCTGCGAACATACGGATCAGGTCCGTGCCGCAGTCGCAATCCTTGATTGCTTTGTATAGTATGTCAAGCTCTTTCGGGTCATTCCACACCGGTCTATCGACCCACCCGGTAGGCGATGCCCGTTCCTCGGCGATCAGTTTGTCGAAGGCTCCGAGCCGGGCGGCGACCTTCAGCTTGCGCTTCCATGCCCTGAGTGCAGCGAGCCAGACCTTGCGGTTCGCCTCGTTGACCTTGGGTTTGAACGCCTCATCGGGCTTGGGGTTGAGACACTTGCCGGTGGTCAGGTCGAACGTGAGGCCGGTGTAGACAATGGGCGAGTTGGTCGGGGTCAACATCCACTCCCAGTTTAACCCGCCGCCATCGTCGAGGTTCTCCCGGTGCTCCACCCGGTATTTCTTGTACCCGACCCGGGCCCAGCGGAACGGCAGGTTCCGGTTCATCGTGGCGCTGAGGGACTGGGCCACCGCGTAGGATGCCTCCCCGTCGGTGGTAAACATGAACGTGTTGTCAGGAAGGAACCGCCCGACCTCGTGGTCATACACCCTCACCGCATACTCGTCCCCGTCTTGGAACAACCGCCAGCCTGCGCCATTCATGGGCCGGCCCTTGGCCTTGTTCCGTGCCTTCTCCATGTGCAGCTGCGCTGCCTTGTAGCTTGAGATCATCACTTCACTCCCAGTCGTTTCTTCGTTGCGGCAGCGACCAGTCGCTCCCGTTGCTCCTCGCCGGTCGGCAGGGCGTCCTTGGCGAACACCAAGGGGGTCACGTCCTGCTCCTCACCGACGTTCTCCATCTCTGCCCAGCAGTCGCTGCACAGCCACATGCGGCACAGAGGTGCCCATGCCACCTCCTCGGGGTGGTAGCAGGACATCTCCGGTGCGCCCTCGTGGCAGCTCTCGCACACCGCCAGCAGCTTAGGCAGCCTCATCGCAATCCTCCTCGTCTTGGTCCCACTCGTTCGCCTCGATGGTCTCCCACACCGCCTCGTCGCTGGTGAGGTGGTCGTACTCAGCCTTCAGCTTGCTGTAGAGGTCCTGCATGTAGGACCGCCACTGCTCGATCACGTCATCCTCGAAGTCCTCCATCTCGCGCTCCAGCTGTCGCTGCCAGTTCTCCACGATCTGCTCGTGGAACTCGGTCGGCTGGTCCACCATGCCGGTGAGGGTGTCGCTGCTCACCCAGAAATCGGTGCAGTTCTCGTGGTTGTAGCGGCCACGGTGCTTGCACTGGACGTAGAGCCCGCCGCCATGCTCCAACAGCTTGCGGATCATGGGGTATTGGTCCTTGTGGTGATGGTCGAGGTACTTGAGCGTGTCGTCCAGCGACCCCTCGAAGCAGGCCCCGTCACCCTGCGAGGCGAACCCGCTGAAGAGCATACGCCACACCGTGATGCCGACGGCCTCCATGTCCTCCTTGAAGTGCTCGTAGACGCAGTCCCACCAGTAGTTGAGCTCGACGTTAATGTAGCGGTGCTTCTCCAGCAGCCGTTCGCGTTGCGATGAGCTCACCATTTTCTCCGATCCAGACATGTGCTTCTCCCTTGGCTACGTCCAGCAGGACGGTCTTGAAAAACTCGTTCTCCGTTGCGTGCAGCTCGGCGTGCTTCGACGCCAAGTCGCGGTCGTTCTCGGCCTTGGCCAGCTGGGCCGTCAGCTTCCTGATCTGGCGCTCTTGCCAGCCGGTCCAGAAAAAGGCGGCCACAAGGGCCGCCGTCATGATGAGTAGGTCTGTCATTCAGTGATCTGTCCTGTTTTCTTGAAGCGATAGAGCGCGGTCTCGTATTTGATCCCGAGTTCTGCCGCTGCATGTTTCAGATACCGCCCATCCGGCATAAGTACTCCGTCCTTTCTCTTGCGCTGATTCTGTGTTTGCTCTTTGCGGGTTGCCCACCGACAATTCCACGGGGCATAAGGCCCATCGTTATCGACCCGCTCGATGGTGTGCTGTGGTGTAGGGCGCTGACCCATGTCCTCACGGAACCGTTGGTAGTCATCGGCCCATTCAGGGCACACCGTGATGCCCCGTCCACCATAGTTGTGGTAGGACAGGTTGGTGGGATCGAGACAACGCCGCTTCATGTTCTGCCAGACAACGAACTCTGGCTCCCGCTGCGCACCCCGTCTCGCCCCGCCATGTAGGGTGGACTTCTCGGCAGTGACTTCCGCCCTTAAACAACCACAAGACCGTGTGTGTCCTGACCTCAGCTTGTCAGATGGTACGATACGCTCGGCACCACAGTCACACATACACCGCCAGTATTTCCCTTGGTGTCGGGCGACGACAGTGAGCCGCCCGAACTTTTCGTTTGTCAGGTCAATACGATACATGGTCTAGCCCTCTGGTATGGGTTCAGCCCATCATACATACTTCTCCAAATGGAGCCTTGTCAAGACCTGTAGATACCCAAAGCACAGGGCAGTCGGGTGCGTCACCGAAGTCGTGACAATACAGGTCGGTGAGGAACACGATCCCGGCGGGTTCGATGTCGTTCTCCTCGATGTATTTGAACACGGGGCTGAAGGCGGTGCCGCCACCGCCACGGGGGTTGAACTCGAACTCGTCGTCACGTGTCAGGGTATCGACGGCACAGACCTCGTGGCTGAAGAAGATCATGTGCAGCTTGGACGGCTTGCCGTCCTCGTGAACCACCCGGCACTCGGCACCATACTGGTTCGCCTCGTCTTGGCTGATCGACCCGGACATATCCACGGCGAACACCAGCTCGCCGAGGACCTCGCCGCTGACAGTAGGCATATACAACCCTTGGCTGAGGAACCGGCGGTTGGGCCGGGCGAAGCTGCGCTGGTCGTTCTTGGCCTTCTGCACGAACTGGTGCAGTCGTTCACGCCAGTCGACCTTGGGCTTGAGCACCTCGTCCACCAGCCGGGCCATGTTGGCGCTCATCTTGCCCATCATCTTGGCGGCCTGTGCGGCTTGGGCCACCTTGATCTTCCACTCGGCAGCCTCTTGGGCCTGCTCGGCTTGGCTGCCCTCGCCGTCCTCGAGGTCGTCGCCGGGTCCACCGGGTCCGTCACCGTCGCCGTCACCATCTGGCAACAGGTTGTAGATACCGTCGCTCGTGCCGCCGCCGTTGGTGTAGATGTTCTGGTCGAGGCAGCCACCCTCGATGAACTTGCCAATGCCCTCGTCCACCAGCAGCTGGTTGATGACGTAGTCGGCAGCCTTGTTCCACTTCTTGGGGTCGCGGGAACCGCGGCGGTAGTTGTGCTCCAGCATGGGGTGCAGACACTCATGAGCCACGAGGAACTTGAGCTCCTCGTCGGTGAGCGGCTCGATGAAGTCGGCGGAGTAGAGGACCCGCTTGCCGTTGGTGCAAGCGGTAGGGGCCCGGCCAGAGGCCCGCAGCTGCTCCTCGAACTCCGGCGTCATCAGCTCCATGGGCATGTTGAGAGCCACCGACCCGATGAACGGGTGTTCGAGGATCAGGCTCGTCTTGGCTTTGCTCAGTCGCTTCATCAGGTCCATTAGTTTTTCTCCTTCTTGCGCTTCACTTTGGTGACGGCTTCCTCCCAGCCCAGATCACCAAGCAACCCGTTGTTAAGACGGGCTTGCTCGTAGTCAGCAATGTCTGCCGCCTCGTCGATGGTGGCTGCCTCTACCGTACGGTAGAGGGCCAGTTCGATCTCAAACTTAGGCATCAGTTCAGTCCTCCCATGAAGGCTGCCATCTTGGCAGCGATGTCGTTGGCTTCGGTCGCTGCGGTCTCCCGGACCTTGGGGTCGGCCCGCAGGGTGTCGGGCTGGATACCAGCCAGCTTGGCCTCGACCTCTTGGCGCATGGCCTCGAGGTTGGGGTCCTCCATCACGTTGAGGCGAGGCAGCAGGTCACACAGGTCGACGAGGTGCTCCACGGTGGAATCCCGGAAGATCGCCTTGGGGTCGTCCATCTTATCGGCGTAGTGCTTCACCTTGTCATAGAGCCGCTGCCACACGTCCTGCATGGCCTGCTGCCCAGCCTGTTTGACCCGGGCCTCGACCTCATCGTGGATACGCTCCAGCTCTGCGTCGGCGATGTTCACCCTGAAGTCGTTGTTCGGGACAGGCATGACCTGCATGTCCATCTTGAACTTGTCGCCGATCTCGTGAGCCTCGGGGTAGTCGGTCGGCTTGTATGCTGCACCGAGAAACCGCTGCGCATCCACTACCAGCTGGGGGTAGGCCGGCACGAACCGGTTGACCAGCGCCTCATACTCGGCCCGCTCTTTGCGGAACTCGGTCATGAAGGCGAGGTAGTTGGCGGTCGGCAGGATTTGGGTGCCCTTCACACCCCACGGCAGGGTATTGTCGTAGAACCGCTGGCGGATCAGGCTGGCCTTCTTCTTGATGTCATCCAGCAGGTCACACATCGGCAGCAGGCTCTTGTGATACCGCCCGGCGTTCTGCTGGACGCCCTTGATGTTGTTGGTCTCGGCGCTGATCTCCTTGTCCAGCTTGTTGGCAGACCAAGTGGAGATGTTGAGTTGCACGAGGAGGGCACGGTCAGAGAGTTTCATGTTACGTCCTTTCACTTCGCTTTGGGGATGGTGGGCAGGTCAGCGCCCAGTTTACGCAGGTCGTCCACCACAGGGGCAGCGACGGCGGGCAGGAGAGCGTTCTTGTCGCCCTCCTTGGGGATCAGGTGATGCAGCTCAGGCTCGAGCACATCATACAACCGCTTGACGGTCGTCACGCTGCGGAGGGTGTTGAACAGCCGGGACTGCACGCTGGAGAGGAGTTCCTCCTGCTCCTTGTGCTTGGCGTAGTAGCCACTGGCGATGATGGCGTCGGATATGGCCCCATGCAGAGGGCCAGCGTGGTGGCCCAGCCCGTCGATCCGGATGCAGAGATCACGGCGATCCGTCGGATGGCCGTAGAATTTGTGGTAGCCGTAGCACCCGCTGCCATCCCGAATCGTCATCCCGGAGTTCCCTTCCCTCAACCTGACGGGGAACGTGTTGAGGTAGGGGCGCTGCTTCAGGTCGTCATAGGCCATCTGGATGTGCAGCGGCATGTGGTCCCGGAGGACATTCTGCACCACGGCAGCCATCAGGGGGTGGTAGTCGATGTTCGGCACCGAGGCCATCGCCTTCTTGAGGATCATGTTGCGGATGTCGGTGTTCAGTCTCATGTCTCAGTCCTTTCTGAGGGTTGGTGCGGCTCCGGTCAGCCGGAGGAACGCTTGGTAGGTGATGAACTGGCGGGGATACTTCCCCGCCAAGAACTGGTCCCATGTGATGGGACGGGTGGTGTAGACCTTGTGCTCGGTGTAACTCATACGCGCACGCTGCCACTCACCGGTGAGGGCGAACATTTCATCACCGGTGACTCGCCCGGTGATGCGTAACCACCGGGCAAACGTGGGGCCTTTGGCCGTCATCTTGTCAGCCTCCGCTGGGTGGAGAACACAAGGAACAGGTCGGGTCGCTTACGTGCCAGTGAGGCAGCGTAGGAGGCCCTTGGATGCGCACCGGCATTGGTGAGCATCAAAAACACTATCCCGTCCTTGGACACCGCACCGCGATCCACAAGGTAGTCACGCCATAACGCAATCGCTTGTGGATCATCGGTGAAGAACTTGTCCGGGTCAGAACAGCACATCTTGGTGTGCCAGAGCCCACTTGGTAAAGGCTGCCGTGTTGGTCAGGTCGGTGTCCCGACGCACTGCCATGGACATACTGAGCACGGCGAACTCGGCAGGCATCCGGCTGGTGTATGTCACCATCCGTTCGAGGTTGCCCTCCGTGGCCCGTTCAGCGATGGCACCGGACAGGGCGTAGAGCGTGGCGGGGTCGGTCGGCACGTCAGCCGTGTCGGGGTTCATGAGGATCGCATCGGGGTTGGGCAGCTTGCGGTAGATACGAACGAACCCGACGAACTCAGCCGCTGCACCCTCACCGACGGCACCCTTGAAGCACTCATACTCAGCCTCGGCAGGCACCTTGCCGAGCACTGCGGACACACCCTCGACCCAGCTACGGGGTGTGGGGTTCACGTCCCGCTGGGGGTCGAAGTCGTGGAGGAGGTGAGGCCGGAACCGGATGAACGCAACGACCATGGGGTTGACGTTGTGGTCAATCATCCAGCTGGTGCTGTCATCGAGATGGGTCTCGAACTCGAGCACGGTCTCACGGTTGCGGAGGTGGGACAGAACCCGGTTGGCCCCAGCCCTGTCGGACTGGCGGTTGCCGGTCGACACCACCGTCCAGCCATCGGCGAGAGGTGCCCCGTGGAGGTTCCGAGCCTGCTGGATGTTGGCCAGCACCTTCTGAAGGTCGGCGTTGGCTTGGTTCCTGTCGTCGAACAGCAGCACCCCGCCACCCTCGGTGCCGGCCTTGCCCTTGACGGGATACCAGTCGGGCAGCTTGTAGCTGAAGGACGAACCGTCAGCGTCGGGGTAGGGTATGCCGAAGTCCTCCACCAGCATGGTGGGCATGTGCTTCTCGACGATGGGCAGCCCGAGGCTCTCGGCCACCTCGTGGACGATGGTGGTCTTGCCGCCACCCGGTGCCCCCTCGATAGCGACAGAGCGACCGGCAGGGATCAGGGCAGACAGCGTGGACTTGAGGAGCGATGCTCGCATTTTCGTTTCTCCATTTGGCTTGACTCATCAGTGCCGTGGTAGCCAACCACGACAGACGGGCCGCTTGTGTAGCGGCCCGTTTCGTCTCTCATCCGTGCTTCCGAATCTGGCTGATGGCGTTCTGCACCTGCTGGTAGGTCTCGAAGTAGGGTATGGTCTGGGTGTCGTAGCACGTCTCGTACTGGTAGACGGCCTCCCGGAGTGCCCGCAGCTCAGTCTCCACCGGGACGGCGTTACTCATCCGGGCTGTGATCTCAGCCCAGCCCTTCTCGCCTTGGCTGAGGTAGCCAAGGGCCTCCTTCCCCGACCAGCCGTAAGGATTAATGTTGTATCTGCGACCGAACTCAGCCACCCCGAGACGTATCTTGGTCTCCAGCCACAGCTTGAACGTGTAGTAACCAGCCTCCTTGAGGGCCTGCTTACCCTCCTTGCGGTTGAGGTATGGCACCTCGAACGGCACCGCTCCACCGACCAGCTCCCAACCGGTCTCTTTGGGCTGGACGACGAGGTGATCCGGGGTGTGGTAATACCGCCCATTCACTTCCGTGATGTTGTCCGGGGCAGGGTAGTCCCGATCAGACCACATGGGGCTGACATGGGGACCGAGGAGCGACCAGACGAACCGGGTGGTAAGGCTGGAGGCATAAGGCTCAAGCTCGATGAGGTTGTTGTTCCCATCCCCATAGGAGCGGTAGCGGATCACGTCGGTGGAGTAGAGGCGAACCACGATGTCCCCCGAACACTCCTCCTGACGGATCGTCATGTTGTCGTTCCCCCGTCGACCCAAGGGACGGGTGTTCTGGTCGGATCGACCACGGATAGGCTTGATGGCCTTCCACTTCTTGAAGGCGCTGTCGTAGGACAGCAGACGGCTCTCAGGCAGGATGGTGTTGTTTGCACCGATCATGGTGTTCTCCAGTTTGTTGTGGCTTGTCTCGTCAGTGTGCTGGTAGCCAACCAGCACAGACCACCCCGAAGGGTGGTTTCGACAGTCACAGGTTGAGATACTTGGCGACGGAGTAGGCGTTCACAGACAGCCTCACGACCATCGTGCCGGGCTTGTGGTCAGGGAAGTAACCAGTGGCCTCCCAACCAGCGGTGCCAAGGGACGTGGTCCCGTCCCACATATTGGCCCTGACCATGTCCCGGATATGGTCGATGGAGGATCGACCGGGGTTGATGACCTCCAGCACCTTGGCTGTCTGCTCAAGGCTATGCTCGTCGAACTCGATGTTGAACCCTTGGTTGATGCAGTCAGCCTTGCGCTGCCACTCGTCACGGATTTGCTGCTCAGTGGTGGACGAAAGCATGTCACGTTCTCCAATGTGTTGTGGCTTGTCTCATCAGCACAGCAGGAGCCACCTGCTGTGGACCACCCCGAAGGGTGGTTTCGACTAGGAAACCCAGAGGAAGTTGGTGTTGTTGGAGTATCGACGCTGGTAGTCAGCGTAGGACACCCAGTCGAACCACACTGTCTCACCAGACAGAGGGCAGCGAAGGTAAACGTCACCGTAAGTGTTCACAGCTCAATCTCCAAAGGGGCACAGTGAGGCTGATAGTGGATGTGGACATGGGTGTACCCATACTCCCGGAGGTGACGACGTTCGTCGACAGCTACCACCGAGCCGTAGTAGGGACTCGCTTCCGTCGTGATGACGAACTCTTTACCAGCTGCCCAGTCATAGCCAGCGTCAGCTTGGTGGAGATAGGTCCGTCGACGAGGACGGACTGTCACGATACGGTGGTCATGGTGATCGGTGAGATCGGCAAGTTTAGCCCAGACGGAAGTAGTCACAGTGCCACCTCCAGAGACTGAGCACCGAGACGGAACTCAACATGGGTGTATCCCATGTCACGTAGGGTCGGTTCCTCGTAGCAGTCAATGGTCAAACCTGACAGACGGTCATAACCACGGACTAGCACAGGCTTCCCTGATCGGTAATCGTTAAGCACTTGATGGGGGTTGGTGTAGGTCGAGAGAGGTGCAGTGGGCTGCACAGACAGGATAGTCATGTGTATAGTTCCTTGGATTTGGTATATACCAGCGGGGCCTGCCCCGACGGCGAAGCCAAGCTGGCACGACCGGCTCGGCGTGTCAAGTTTGGTTGCCAAGCCCTTGATTTCGCTCGATTTTCGCTCGGCATGTTTATTAAGAAAGTTGACAGTGGTTTAGGTGTTTTATCTGTAGGGGGTGCGAAACTTACTTTTTAAGTGTTTGAAAACAAAGGAACTATCTATTTATCTATCTATCTGTTGAAAATAAACACGGCCCCTGAGAGATAGGAGATCGTTGCCATTTACAACGAATAAGGGTCGCCTACGGAAGAAGGGTTAATTTTAGAGATAGATAGTATAGTAGATAGTTAATTATAACTAAACTAACCTACCCCCTGTGGTATCCCGCTGGTTTT